TAACATGTAAAGCTCTATCATTGTTTGGTTGTGTTTCAATAAGTTGTCCATTATCTGTTAATATATTAACATGTATAGCACATACTTCATCATTATCAATGTACAGACCTTTAAATAGTACTTTAACTCTATCTCCTGGTTTTACACCATCAGGTAATAACTCTTCATCTTTACTACCTGGTTCAAATTTATATGTTACGTGTCCCTTATAGGGAAGTAAGAATACTCCCCCATAAATATTAGCTTCACGTAATCTAATTTTTCTTGCCATTATATCCTCCTATTAAGATTTTAAGACCTTGAAGAACTGTTATTATATAATCAATACATGCTACTAACCCTTTGTTAGTTGTATCAATTCCTTCAAATAACTTGTCAGCTTCATCGAATTTTTTATCTAAATAACTTTCTATAATGTGCTGAGGTATTCTACCGTTTTTTGACATTAGCCCTCTCCTTTCTGCGTTGTGCTTTTTGTTTACCTATTTCTTTTCTTATAAACTCTTTTAAAGCACCTTTGCCTTTAATTTCAGGATATTTTTCTTTCCAAGGTTTAATATCAATATATGTGTTATTTATTCTCATCTATATCCTCCTTTAAGCTTTCAAATATAGCTTTTACACCACTCTCAAACTCTTTGGGATCATTTTTACTAATAACACCTGCTACATTAATACCAGCTTTTCTAAATCTGTCAATTGTATTATTTACCTGATCTTCTACGGTAACATATACAGGAATATTTGCATTCTTAACAGCTTGAGATAGCTCTAAATGTAGTTCATCACATACAGTACATCTGCATCTAGTAGAATGTATATTTTCTAGTTCGAATCTATGTTCTGCAGGCACTCCTACCCTTTTAAATAGCTTTACTTTATCAATACTAGGGTGAAGTACTACGTGTTCATTATTCTTCTTTATAGTGGTATAATTACCATCAACTGATATTATAGGATACCAGTTCTTTTTTGAAAACAAATTACTTATACACTTGCTTACTTTATTAGACATGTTGTGTCCTCCATTATATTATTAATTTCATTGAACAAAAATTTATGTATACCTGAGACTAGGATATACTCGCTGCTACTTTACTGATATCTTAAGCTTTAATGCTCATTTTACAGATGTCCTCCACCATTTGCATGATAGAACAACAGCATACACAGTAGTTTATAGAGATACCGCTCTTTCTTAGATACAAACTATTCCAAGGTTAATCACAGTTATATAGGTTGTACGGCCCATAAAATTGCTTTCATCCCTGAACTATCAAAAGACTCGCGGTCTTTATCAAGCCTCTCATTATTGCAAGAGGGTTAGTGTATTTTGCTTTGTATCGCAGACCGATTTCTGCAATGTATGGATGTGGCCCCATACGGCCTATCTTCGTTATCATTTTATGTATTAGATTTCTCTAACGGTTATTGTTAATAACTGGTTATTTTGATAAAGGCACGGTCAATAGCTCCATAGCTCTTTCGAGTCACAGAATACTAATCCCTCATCTATGTCCTGTAGTCACAACACTACACTTCACTCTCAATAAGTATCCATTGGTCTCAGTCTCCTGTTAACCATCACTTATCTTCATGTTAAGAGTCCCTGGCCTCCTTTGTGTAGTTGGCCTGTTATCTCCTATTAAGGGATCTACCGATTTCACCTATTGGATGTCTCCATCCTCAACGTAGCTACCACACTACATATACCTATCTTCATTGACCTCAGGCGCTAACCCACTGGACAGATCATAAGCATGTTGACGGCTTGCTTCTCTGGACTCATTACTGAGCGCAATACTAGGACCGTTATAACCCTGCATTACTTTTAATGTATTACTACATCTATCCTTGTGTTTAATATGCGATGTGAAGCCACCACATAATTCTTACTAAAAGGTTGGTGTTTTTTTGGAGAAAACATTTATCCCAAAAACTCTGATATATATCATGGAGGTTGCATAAGGATGCTCCTTTCAAGTTAGTTAATAGTTATTATTATTTATCATCTAACTGTCTATCAACTATATATATCAAACGTATGGGGTACATTACTATTAATAACATACCCCTCTATGAATCAGTAAGCAGCGTCATAGAAAATATATGTGAGCTTAACCTACAGCTCGTGGATACCATATTGCTAGTATCAAAAGATAATACATGACTGCTGCTATACCTGTAGTAATTAATATGTGATATAGTACTCTATCCCATTTAATACCATTAAGTACACGCCAAGCACCTGTCTTATATCTACTACTTAATACTAAGCAGAATAAGCCAAATGTTCCTAATATACTAATACTATTAACCCACTGGAATAACATCACAATTACCATCATTATTAAAGATATTCTTACCATTCAGTTCTCCTTATGAGTTTGGTATAAGTTTATATCTATATCTTAGCCACTTTCGGCTGATTAAGCTTGAAGTAACTATTAAAAGAGTACTATACAAGCTACTCTTTATATTCGACCTAAGGTGTACCTCCTTTGTTCTCCAAAGCAGTTAATCTTTGCTCGAGTTTACTTACAAAGTTATGGGTTTTACTCATACCCGTTTTAATATCACTATACTGCCTATCCATTACCTTAGCTAATTTAGCTATTGGATCACCATTAGGTGGATTACCACCACCATTACCACCACCATCTAGATTTCTAATCTTAGTTAGATTATCTATCTTTTCTTCTAGACTAGCGATAGCTCCAGTCTTACCTAATGCAGATAGTATAGTTGTGAAGTCAGACATTTCTCCACCTGCAGCTGCTGCTACTGCCACACTACCTAATGATTCTAAGTTATGCTTACTAAGCTTAACATCAGACTCACCCATCCTTCTTAGTGCTTGCTGAGCACTATTATTTTCACGCCAACCTGCCATAATTGGACTCCTTATATTAATATATTCTAGGTTAATTATTTAACGAGACTAACCATAAACCTCAAAAGGAAAAACTCAAATCATTTATAACGTAATTCCGATAAGGAAAATCCCCCAGTAAGGGGGTACACAGATATAAAAGACCGCATATCAAAATGCTACAATTTTTAAAACCTTTGGTATTTCTAGTAAGTTTTATTATATTTAAGTTAAAAATCAAGGGAGAAAGATGAAGCAAAAAAGAAAGAAGCTTACTTATAAACAAATGGTAGCTATTATGCAAGATCAGAGGATGAGGATAGAGCAAATGTACTCAATTATAGACTCTGTGAACTCAGTAATAAATACTTATATAGATTACAAGAAAGATGGTGATAAATTCATGGAGTATTTAAAAAAGAGAAAAGAAGCTCTTGATAAATCTAGGAATGAGACACCTGATAAAAAAACTGTACTAAAAAAAGAGTCTACCGAGGAGAAATAAATCCTTGTTTCACAATTTTATTAGTAGTAATATAGATGGATAACTATCGCATGAAAAAGAAAATATATAACTTGAGGATAGTAGTTGATAGAAATGGAGAGGTTGAGGAAATATATGAGACCTTAGACTATGATAGAACTGCTTTGCTCATAAGAGGAGTAGATATGAGTGAGTTTTTAGATGATGAAGCAAATGAGCTCATTCAGGGATGCAATGAGGTAGGATTATCATAAATCAACAAGTTGATTTGTCTTGCCCTTACGGGCGCATTTAACAATAATAGTAAAAAGGGAGAATTATGGACGCTTGGAAGAATTCAAGAGATATCACTATGGTTAAGGATCAGGTTGCACAGGTAAAAGCATACCTACAGACCTTAGAACGTAGGATTTTAGACCTAAATAGTAGGTTACAACCTTTAGAGAAAAAGGAGTCTGTTAAGCAGAAAAAAAGCTCTAAAGATAAAAAATAATGAAATACTTTAAAGTTAATGGTATAGAGCATAAAGTCTTTGAAAAAGACGACCCTATACCTGGCTACATTGGCAATATTGTGGACTGGAGGGATGGTCACGTAGGTGACTGGGTTAAAGCCGATGACGGTTGCGTGATACAGGTGTTAAGACGTGGAGTTATGCACGCTCGGAAAGGTAAAAAAGCGAAGAAAGAGTACATTGGGACTTGCACAGGGACTTTCCCCGTAAGTAAAAATGTAAAGATGGACACTAATCGTAGGTTAAATATATATTCGTTTAGTGGAAGTAAGAAATCCCATGATATTCTTATAAATAGAACAGACCTAAACAAGAGGGAAGAACTCTTCGTCTTAAACCTCGCGCAAGGAATGCCATTAGATAAGGCTTATACTAGAGCATTTCCTACTAATAATAAAAGGTATGCATTAGAAAAAGCACAAGATTTAGTAAAAACAGAGAGAGTAAAAACAGCTATGAAAGAAGAATTAAAACCAGTATTAAAAGCATTAGGCATTAATGAGACAAGTGTCATAAAAAACATTAATACTATTGCAATGTCTGCTGAAAAGGATGAAACAAAGCTAAAAGCTTTATTTAAACTTGCAGATATTATGGATTTAGAAGATAAGAATAAAACTACAGTTACTCAGGTGACTGGTATGCAATTTAAAGGTTTTTTAGATGAAGATGTTGAAAAAGCAGAAAGACCTAAGGAACTAGAGGAATAATGAAAAAATTACCTGAAGAATTAGCAGAATTGTTATTTGGAGAAGATGGAAAATATGTAATAGGCAATCCGTCAGATGTCCCAGCTAATGAAGATTATTTCAATTCAAGGAATGAAGACTCACCTCATCATATGAGTATAAATCATCCAGCATGGGAAAGAGTTAGAGATAAATTTTTCGAAATAGCAAATCCTAGGGGTGTGGCTGAAGAAGAAGAAGCGCCACCTCCCCCAGACGTAGAAGGCTGCCATTGCAATTGTTACGCTGAATGGCCTATGTGGATGGTAGGTTATGGTTGTCAGAACTATTACGGAGATATACTTTCCTGCTGTGGATAATAATTAAAAGGGGAATATAGTTGGAAGAAGATTTTACAAATGTCGTCTCTGAGGAAGACGAGGTAAGGTCAATACAAGAAAAGCAGAGTAATGCTTTAAAGCAGCAAATGAGCGCTAACTTGTATTTGATGCACAAAGCTGGTGTAGACATATCGGATTATGTAGACGGATTAGCCAAGGAAGCTAGCAGAAGAATGTCTATATGTAAAGAATGTCCTAGCTTAATGAGGTTTAATAGATGTTCAGAGTGTGGTTGTTTTATGAATATAAAAACAAAACTGCCTATGGTAGAATGTCCTTTAGATAAATGGGGTAAATATAATAGAAAAACAAAAATGTTGAAGAAATAGTGGCAAATATAAATCTTCATAATGTATCTAAAGAAGAAGAAGCTTTACTTATGGCTAAAAAAGATTTAATATCTTTTGGTAAATTATTTCTTCCTGATGATTTCATGAGAAGTGAAACGCCTTTTTTTCATTATGAAGTAGCCGATGCTCTTATAAATAAAGTTCATAGACAATTGGCAGTCATCTTGCCGAGAGGACATGGTAAAACGGTTCTTACCAAATGTAACATTCTACACGATTTCTTGTTCTCTAAAGATCCCCTGTTTTACGGTTGGGTGGCTGCCTCCTCAAAGATTTCTGTTCCAAATTTAGATTATATAAAATATCATTTGGAATATAATGAAAAAGTTTTGTATTATTTCGGTAATTTAAAAGGGAGAAAGTGGACTGAAGACGATATTGAACTTAGTAATGGATGCAAACTTATATCCAAATCGAACCTTTCAGGTATTCGTGGCGGGGCTAAGCTCCATAAAAGGTATGATCTCATCGTATTGGACGATTTTGAGGACGAAAATAATACCATTACGCCTGAGTCTAGAGCTAAAATCAGTAATCTTGTTACAGCTGTTGTGTTTCCCGCTCTTGAGCCTCTTGATGGTCGTCTTAGGATCAATGGTACGCCTGTGCATTTCGATGCTTTTATTACCAATATTCTTGATGGGTATGAGAAAGCAAAGCACGACGAAAAAGACTATAGCTGGAAAGTAATTACATATAAAGCTTTACAAGCAGATGGTACTCCTTTATGGCCTTCATGGTTTGGTCATAAGGAAATGGAGAGAAAGAAAAAGTTTTATGCTGATTCAGGTCAGCCGCAGAAGTTCTATCAAGAGTATATGATGGAAGTTCAAAATGAAGCTGATTCTATTTTTAATAGAAATCACATACAATACTGGGATGGTAAATTCTTGAAAGATGAAGAGTCTGGTGTTTGCTATATAATAGATGAAGAAGGAAACGAAAAAGCTGTTAGTGTCTTTGCGGGAGTGGATCCTGCTACGGACAGTGCTAGAAGGGATAGCGATTATAGTGTCATCCTTTTTATCGCTGTTGATGATAATAACAATTGTTATGTTCTCGATTATATACGCCATAGGTCATTACCTGTATTGGGCATACATGGTACGAATCAAAAAGGTATTGTTGATTATATATTTCAATATAATAAAATATACAAGCCTAATTTATTTGTCATTGAAGACACTACTATGTCGAAGCCAGTATTTCAGGCGATAATATCTGAAATGAGAAGAAGAAATGATTTTTCTATTAAACATAAAGCTGAAAAACCTGGCAATAGAATGAGTAAGAGAGATAGAATTCAAGAAGTTTTAGCACAGAGATTTGCTATAGGAGGAGTTCATTTAAAGAAATCTCAATATGATTTACAAAGAGAGATTATAACATTTGGACCTCGTATGGCTCATGATGATACAATAGATGCATTAGCATATGCATGCAAGTATGCTCATCCTCCTCAAGGAGTAAAAAAGAAAAAAGAAGGATGGCATAAACATAAACCTAAAGCTAGGAGTTGGATAGTTGGATGAAGAAAAGAATTATATAAGCCCCGAAGAAAGGACTTATTTTGATGGCGCCGTAGCAGATTTTATAGGAAGGCAAATAGGTGCTATGAGCATGTGGGACGAAAGTTCTGAGGATAGCTCATATGGGACTGTTGGTAGAGCTATAAAAAGACAGCTAGCTCTTGGCGTAGATAAAGCTGATTTAGATAAAGTAAATAGAATGGATGTTAATATTATTCTTTTTGGAGAAGAACAATTAGTTAGAGAATTATTTGGAATGGCATCATTTGATGATGAAAGAAATCCTAATAGAGACCAGGCTGTTTTTTCTAAAAATAATTTAACAGGCAATATGGTTTTATCAGGCAGTAAACTGGGACAATCTTATCAAAAAGAATTAAATCAAAGATTCACAGCTCAACTTTTAGCTGAATATTTCAATGAGGCACCCGATGAACCAAATTGGGGGGATCCAATAAAAGAATATCACATGCCAGGAGAAGATTCTGATTATTGGAATGAAGTTATTCAATCTCAAGTTCATTTTGATGGGATAGAAGCTAGATCTAGATATGCTATACATCCAGATACTGGAGAGAAGTCTTTTATATTTAGAGATCCTTTATTAGAGGTTATTCATGTAGATAAAGATGGGAACTTTTTTGATTATTGGAACGTAGGTTTAGATAAAGAAGAAAATGTCTTGTTTTTTCCAGATGAGATTAATAAATTAGGGCTAAAGGGTAACGTAAGATTAAGCAATGTTAAGAGAGCTATGGCTGCTCCCTTCACAAAACCACCTAGGATTTATGGTAATTTATCCATAGATGCAGATATGGTTAATAGGAAATACAATACTTTATCTCAAAGCCAAATGTATATTTTAGAGCAAAGATTTGGATATGTTCCAGATGCTTCTCAAATAGCAGAAGAAATATTAAGCTATCATAAACATAGATTAGAAGGAGAATAAAATGCCTCACGGTGGTGGACATGGAAATATGAATTTTGGAGGAGACTTACCTGGAGGAGGTTCATCTGGATTTAACCCAGGGGGATCTTCTGGAGGAAGTAGTTCATTTAGTCAAGATATTAATATGGGCCAAAATTATGGTCAAAATAATATGACTTCATCTAATTTCTCTACTTCAAGTTCTGGTTTTTCTAGTGGTATGGCAGCTGGTTTTGCACTTGCAGACTTTATGTCTTTTGGTAAAGACAAAGATAAGGATGATAAAGACGAAAAAGGCTGGAAAGAAAAAGCTAGAGATAAAGGAAAAGAATGGTGGGCTGGAATAAAAGAAAAGTATACAGAAATTATAGATTCTATTGGTCCTGTGGGAGGTGGAGAGCCTACAATTCAAGGGCCATCTACTACAACTATAGGAGGATGGAATTCTGGAATGCATGATCCCCTGTCTCATTTTGTTGACAATAGTGGATTTTATGGACAAGAGTTATTAGATCCCTTTTCAGTAAAGTATCAAGATGGAGATAAAACTCAAGAAGGCTCCAGGAGCAATAAAAAACTTCCACCTCAAGAAGATTTTAATTTAGAATTATGTTATAGCTCAGAGGGAGACCCTATCCCGTGTGGTACATATGGAGGAGAATGCACTCAAGGTCAAATAGAACTAGAAGACGGGACTTGCGTATAATGGATTGCTTTACATTAAAAGATTTAGGCGGAGAAGAGGTTTGGAGAAAAGAGCCTATCGATGAGACATCAGAAGAAAATACTGGTAGAAAATATAATGGCTAAATTCGGAAGAAGGTCAAGAGAGAATCTAGCAAGTTGTCATAAAGACTTGCAAAAAGTATTTAATGAAGTTATAAAAACAGTCGATTGTTCTGTTATAGAAGGGCATCGAAGCAAAGAAAGACAGAATAAGTTATATGGAGAAGGAAAGACTAAAGTACGTTACCCAGATGGTAGGCATAATGCTAGCCCTAGTAACGCTGTTGATGTCGTTCCTTACCCTGTGGATTGGAGCGATAGAGAGCGTTTCCACCTTTTTGCTGGGTTCGTCCTTGGGGTGGCTTCTAGGATGGGTATTACTCTTCGCTGGGGAGGAGACTGGAATATGAATTTTGAGGTAGATGATAATAAGTTCGATGACTTTCCTCACTTTGAATTAAGGAATAAATAATGGCAAAAAGAACTGATAAAAAAGCTGATAGAGTTCGTCAAATATTTGACAAGGTAAACTCTAAAACTAGAAAGCAATGGGAATATGTAAACCAAAAAGGATTTGATTTCTCTAATGATAATCAGCTGACAGACGAAGAACATTCTTCTTTAGAAGAACAAGGCATGCCTACTTTCACTATCAATAGAATCATACCTATAGTGGAAATGTTAAATTTTTACTCTACAGCAAATCAACCTAGATGGCAAGCAGTTGGAGCTACAGGTGATGACGTAGATGTTGCTGCTGTTTTTTCAGATATAGCAGATTATATATGGTATAATTCAGATGGACAAACATTATATTCAAATGCAATTAACGATGCTATAACTAAAAGTATAGGATGGATTTCAGTTAATGTGGATAAATTTGCTGATAATGGAATGGGTGAAGTTAAAATAGAGCAACCAGACCCATTTGATATATATGTAGACCCTAAGTCTAGAGATATACTATTCAGGGATGCTGCTTTTATTATGATTAGAAAAGTTTTACCTAAGTCTCATTTAGAACAATTATTCCCTGAGCATGCATCTAAAATAAAGAAAGCTGGTACTGACAATAACAATGATTACAGTTATACAGAAAAATCTGTAGATAACATGCAGCATGACTTTCATTACAAAGACGTTACCGAGTCAGAGGCAGTTAATACAAAAGGGGAGCATGATAAATTAATTGAATTCTTTGAGCTTTATGAAAAAATACAAGTAGAATATGTCAATGTATTCCACAGAGTACCTGCTGACCCTCAAGCTTTAGAAATGGCTAAACAGGAGCAGGCTGTAGCATTAGAGGAGATGCAAAAAGAATTAGCAGTTCAATTCAAAGAGCAAGTTCAACAATTACAACAAGCTGCTCAGTCTGGAGAAATGATACCAGATAGATTAAAATTAGAAATAGAAAAGCTACAAAAAGGAATGCAGGATCAAATTGCTCAAGCTCAAATGCAAATGGAAAGCCAATTACAAGCTATGCAGGAAGTTGTAGAAAATGTTATTATTACAAAAAAAGAATTTGATATAATGAATGAGAGTGAAGACTTTGCTAAAAACTTAGTTAATGCTGTTCCTTTCTTTGATACTAGAATTAAACAAACTTGCGTTGTAGGAGATAAGACCTTATATGAATATGTCTATCCTACTGGTTTAAAAGAATATCCGTTAGTTCCAATACATTATAAATGGACAGGTACTCCATTCCCTATGAGTGCAGTATCTCCGTTAATAGGTAAACAAAGAGAAATTAATAAAGCACATCAAATAATGGTTCATAATGCATCATTAGGAAGTTCTTTAAGATGGATGTATGAAGAAGGAAGTATTGATACAGATTATTGGGAAAAATATTCTTCAAGTCCTGGTGCTTTATTGCCTAGAAACCCTGGTTCAGAACCACCTACTCCAGTACAACCTGCTCCTTTATCAAATGCATTCTTTTCAATAACACAGGAAGGAAAGCAAGATATAGAGCATTTAGCTGGTATATATGGTGCAGCACAGGGAGCTCCTGCTGATCAACATGAAACATATAAAGGTATGTTAGCTATTGATGAATATGGAACTAGAAGAGTTAAATCTTGGATGAAAAATGCAGTTGAACCAGCATTAAAGCAAATAGGTGAAATAGTGAAAGATTTTTCTCAAGTTGTATATACTGCAAATAAAGTATTTAGAATAATTCAACCTCAGGATGTAAATGGTGAAAAAGAAGTAGAAATCAATATACCTGTTTACAATGACTTAGGTGAAGCTATTAACATGATGTATGATTATTCAGCTGCAAAATTTGATGTTAGAATTGTAGCTGGGTCTACGCTACCTGTTAATAGATGGGCTTACTTAGCCGAGTTAAAAGAATTAATGCAATTAGGAGTTATTGACGATGTAGCGTTATTAGCTGAAGCTGATATAAGGAATAAAAAAGCTATACTTAAACGTAAAAGTTTATATTCTCAGTTACAAGGTCAATTGCAAGGTATGGAACAGACCTTAAAAGACAAAGAAGGTACTATTGAAACTCTAGAAAGACAATTAGTACAAGCTGGTATTAAAGCTAAGGTAGACCAAGCTAATATAGAAGTTCAAAAACGAAAAGAAGAACAAAAAGGTCAAGTTACAAAAGAAGTTCTGCAGACTCAAGCTGAGCAGAAATTATTAAGAAATGTTATAAATAATGAAGCTCAGTCAGCAAACTCTAGAATGAAAGATAGAGAGGCAGCTGCAGCAGAGGGAGTTGCTATGAAACAGAAGGAATTAGAGCAACAATTAGAGCTAGAAGCTCAAGAAATATTAAATTCTGTAAATAATCGTTTGGACAATAACAAGTAAAGACGTATATTACAGACATAAATAAGGGAGGAATCTTCAATGGAAGAAGCAACACAAGGTAACCCAAAAGCTGAAAATATGTTTGGCTCCGAAGGTGGGGACTTTTTCGATGCGCTAGAAGCGGATGTCAACGGCGCTATACAAGACGATGCGCCTCAAATGTCTAATGATGCAAATATGACAGGCAATAACACGCCTGATCAAGCCCCTAACCAGGCAACACAAAATGCACCAGAAGACGGAGGTGTTGATTGGCAGAAACGGTATCAAGACTCGAGTAGAGAAGCTCAAAGATTAAACGGCGAGCTTAAAAATTTGAAACCCTTTTTACCCGTTTTAAACGCAATGCGTAATGACTCAGGTCTAGTGGATCATGTCAGGAATTACTTAGTAAACGGTGGAGCTCCTACTCCAGGAGTGGCAGGAGGTTTGAATTTACCAGAAGATTTTCAGTTTAATCCTGAAGACTTAGGTGATGCAAACTCTGATTCATCTAAAGTATTGCAGGCTCAGATAGATGCAGTAGTAAATAAAAAAGTAGGAACAATGCTTAATAAAGAGAAGGCTGCTGCCGTAAAACAGCAGAAAGCTCAACAAATGAAAGCTCATGAAGTAGATTTTAAAAAGAGGCATAATATGGATGACGCTTCTTTTGAAGATTTAAAGTCTAAAGCTGCAAAGCATATTCTTAGTTTAGATGATATTTATTATATCTTAAATCGTGATAAAACAGCTACTAACGTCGCTAATAACACGAAGAAAGGTATGATGAAACAAATGGAGAATGTTAATAATTTGCCTGGTTCAAAGGCAGCTGTTAACAGCCAAGGAACTGCCGAGAAAAGTCCTGAATCTGATGCATTTGACCAGTTATTGAACGTAGACCAAGGTAGAGATAATCTATTTGGATAGGCGTTTAAGCCTCCTTATAGATTATTAACAGTAACAGTTAATTAAAATAGAATAAAGGAGGATGATCACATGTCTGATCAATTTTCAGTTCGATATCCTAGTGCTGACCTTACTGTGCCTGATAATTTTGCGGGTAGTATCAATGATGCTACAAGTTTAAAGACGGGTGACATAAGAAGGAAGTACAATTTCGGAGATCGATTTAGTGAGCTTGCTATATCACAAGATCCATTTTTTAGATTCTTGTCTATGGTAGGTAAAAATCCCACGGATGACCCTCAGTTTAAATATGCTGAGAAACGTGGTATGTGGCATAAGAGATATGCATATGTAATGGGCTTTCATAATGGTACAACTTGGAAGTTTGACGATGCAACTCTTAAAGACACATCAAACGCAGCTGTAGCAAAAGGTGGTGTAGTAAAATTATTTATGGCCACAGATTACAGCAACAAAGGTAATATACAAAATATTCATGGTCAAGCAACAGGTTCAATTGATGTTGGGGGAACAGCTGCAACAGACCCTATTTTCTTATTACCAGACCAAATAATAAAAGTAAACATGTCAACAACAGCTAGTGCTACAGTTGAGGACTACTCTTTATTTAAGATTACAGCAGTAACGGCTGGCCAAACAGCTACAGCTACTACTTGGAATCTTGAAACAGGAGCAGCTAATGGTTCAGGTACTGTAAATGGTAGTTATGTGGATGCCGTATGTATTAAAGCATCTTCAAAAGATGAGCTTTGTTCTTTTAGAAGCGACAAGCCTTTAGGTACTGTATATGGATCTAGTGTAGCTGATACATTAGAACCTGGCAGAACTTATGTTGTTGGTAGTGGACACTTAGAAGGTTCTGGATATCCTGATACATGGAAAGACCAACCTTATTCTTTCAATCACGGTCAAACTCAAATATGGAAAACTGCTATGGCAATGACTAATACTGCTAGAGCAACTTCATTGAAATATGATTCAAATGAGTGGGCTAGAGTTTGGAAAGATAAGTTGATTGAACATAAATGGGATATTGAGCAATCTTTATTGTTTGGTTCTCAAGTTAGTCAAGGTGATATAAATTACACTCAAGGAGCTATCGACTTTGTTTTAAATAATGGTAATGTATTTAATTTAGATACATCTACTAAAACAGCAGATGACTTCCTAGATGATATGTCTAATTATATTGACCCTAGATATAACAATAGTCAAGCGACTGTATTCTTCTGTGATACAGCTACATTTAACTGGTTGCATAAATTAGGCGGATACTTTAAGAATAATCTTGAAGTTTCTTCTCAATTTAGATCAGATATGGCTATCACTGGTAAGAAAAAAGTCTTCGGTGTTGATATTACTACAATTTCTACTCCTTATGGAGATATGAATGTATCTAGAAATATCCACTTAGATGGCAGTTCTGTTAAGATTGTCGGTCTTAATATGAAATATGCTAGCTGGAGACCTTTAGTTGGTAACGGTGTCAACAGAGATACTTCTGTTTATGTTGGAGTTCAAACATTAGAAAACAGTGGTATTGACCGTAGAGTTGACTTAATCCTTACAGAGGCTGGGGCACAGTTTGAAATGCCTGAATGTCATGCTGTATGGAAGAGCTAATAGGAGGATAATATGAGTTCAATACATCCAATGCAAGGCAGAAATGCTAATATAACTAAGTCTATCACTAAGTTAACAGATAGCACAGGTGGTACTGCAGGTAATGAGTGCAATGACACTACAGCTTCTGTAAAAGATGACTTAGCTAGCATTATTGCTAAAGTTAACGCTATCCTGGACGCTCTTGAAGCTTACGGGATTACAGACGCCTCTGGCAATTAAGGGGGTAGGTAATGGCAAAAGTTAAAAAACCTGCTATGCACCAACATGATCAGAATGTAGTTTCTGTGACTGCTGCTGCAACTCCAGGTCCTACTGTAAGTGTACCTGCTGGTTTAGTTAAGGTTACAAGTGCTAGTTCAGGCTTTATTACTTTAGCTGATGGTGACTACAATGGGCAAAAAGTACTATTGCATTCTGAAGATACTTCAAATGATACGTCAGTTTTAGATTCATCTGGAACTGCTATAAAAGGACAAGATCAGATTGACGTCAGTGATGGCGTATGTCTTGTTTGCTATTATTATCATGATGGTGAATCAGGTGCTTGGTACGGAGTTCTAAGTACATAGTAAAAAAATGGCAAGGGTCTCCAGGCGGATTCTCTCTCCCTGGGGGCCTGAGCCTTAAAAAGAGAAAATTATGAGTTTAATGAAAAAGAAAGTAAAGATGCATAGGTGACCTGATAAAGGTACACTGCACCCAGTTGGGGAAAAGCATCATAAAAAGAAAAGTAAACCAATGAGATTAGGTAATTCTAAATATAGTGAGGGTAAATAATGGCATTTGTAGATGATGTATCTGCATTAACTCAGCATACTTTTGGAGCTTCTACAGTTCCAAGCCAAGATGATTTATCATCTATTCTTAAGGTAACAGCAAAAGAGATTTATCAAAGAATAAAAATCATGCAGCCTCTGAGGGTACAGGATTTTCAAAATGAAGTTCTTGTTACAGCCTCTACGACTTTAAGTTATACTGGGGTAACAGCCTCTGCAGCGACACCCAGTGTGTTTACAAAAACAGGACACTCTCTTCAAAATGGAGATTGGGTTACTTTATCTGGTTTTACAGGAACAGCTCCAGAACAAATAAATGGAATAACAGCTCAAGTAGAAAACTCAGCTGCTAATACATTTACCTTAAAAGGAGTTTATTGTAGTAATGCATTGGCAGATGGCGTAGTAGTAAGGTCTGACTTTGCTAGTAGTTTTACTCCAGATAGTTTGGAGATTCAATACATCTTAAGGCTTGACCATTCTACAGGTAGATATTATAATGCAACGAAAATGTCTACTGGTCAACTAGCAGGAGTTGAGGATCCTTTAAGTGAGAATTACAGAACTCCTCAGTTTCCAGGATACGTAGTAAAAGGTGGGTCAATTTGGATATACCCAAGTCCTTCAGCTCAAGATAAAGCTGTAGTTGGATTGGCAGGATTTGATAATAGTTTAGCATATAACTCTACAGATGTAGCATATTTTCCAAAAGATTTAGAACATGCTTTAGTACTTGGAGCATCTATGAAAACAGCTCAAGCTTTGATATCAGATGTAATAATAAATGGAATGCCTAATGAAGTGGTAATGCCATCTTTTCCATCTACTCCAGTTTTAAGTAGTCTTAATTATAATGATTTTGCATCAGTTTCAGTGACAGTACCGCATCCAGCAATGCCAACTGCTCCTGAGTATATTTCTAATTGGGCTAATATTACAGAATTTAGTATAGGGGCAGTAGCTCCTGCAGCGCCTACTCCACCGACTTTTACTCACTATGATGTTCAACAAGCGGTTATGGCTATTAATTCATTTTTAACTACAGCTCCAGAATTTGATTCTACATCTCTAAATACAGCTGATGTTGCATCTAAAATTTCTGACGATGATCCAGAATTAGCTGGAATAGAAATACAGAAATTAAGTGCTGATACTAATATACAAGTACAAGAATTTACAGAGCAAACAACGCAATACCAAGCTGAACTGCAGCTTAAGTTACAAGAACTAAATATATTGGGGCAAAAATATCAAAAGGAATCAGATCAAAAGTTCAATGCTCAATTACAAGAATTTCAATCAGAGCTATCTATATATCAACAAAATATTACGAGGTATCAAGCGGAAGTTTCAAAAGAAATACAAGAATGGCAAATAGGTCAGTTGCAAAGATATACTAATCAAATACAAGATAATAGTGCGAAGTTTCAAGAAGAAAACACTAAATATCAAGCAGAAATGCAAAAAATGCTGCAAACATATCAGGGAGACCTTCAAATAGCAATAAAAAATGGAGACGCTCTTTTTCAACAACGTGCAACAAAAGCAGCGAAAGATTTTGAATCATTAGTAGCTGGCAATACAGAGAAAATACAGAAATATAGTCAAGAGATTCAAGCTTGGTCTGGAAGAGTATCAGGTTTAGTTGGCAAATATTCAGCTGAAGGTCAAGTAGCCAATCAAAAGCTACAAGGATATCAAGCTTTATATAAAAACTTGTTAGAGCAATATATGACTGCATTCGTAGCTCCTCAGCCAGCACCTCAAGGAAATAGAAGATGAAAGCATTAGTAAAAGCAAATATAAGACCTTATGAATTCCATGCTGGTTTATCTAGTAGTGGTTTATTAAATGACCCTGAAGGTAGATGGTGGCCTGACTCTGATGCAGGCGAATATTCTGGAGAATTTTTAATAACAGGGATAGCATCTATAGAGAGTGGTACTGTTGCGTTAGCTACGGGCAGCAACCTTCCTTTAACAGGTACTAATGTACCTACTTATGTTTGGTTAAAGAATGCTGCTCCTAAGATTAATGCTGAAACTGATGTTCGTAGAGTATCCGTACAAATTGAGATGAACAGTGGAGAGCCTGTAACTTATTTAACAAATCAACAGGCAGCTTTTTTTAAACTAACATCTCATATTACAGCGTTACCAAATCAATGGGATTTTACTGTAGGAGGAGGCAAAGTTCGCTTAGAATATTGCCTAATGTATATATAATGTCTGCTACACCTGATAAAAGAAGAATAGATATAGGACTTAGTATAAGGGTTTTTAGCGAGTCTGAAAGCCCAGAGGCTATAGTCCCTTTAGAAGAGTATAGTGAAACTACTCCTAAAAAATACACTGGAACTGTTCATTTTAGCAGTGGTTCTCAGAGCAGTATATTAAACGAAGTTTTTTCATCAGATGCTGATGGAACTTGGTCAACTAAATGGAACCCAGGTGTTACTTTTGATAACTGCAATTTAGTTTTCAATAAAGATGAACCAGACCATCCTTCAGGAGAAGGTAAATGTTTTACAGATACAATGGAGGTGAATGAAGATGGTGCTTCTACTCACAAGATTCCATTTGTTACAGGCACAAGAAGATTAAGGTTTTATGCTTTTTTTGTTAAGAATAATACAGTAAGAGCTAACACCTCAAATACTTTTAATAAATATGCTGTTCAAGCTTCAGCTGGTCAATTTGCTATAGTGCCTATGTATAATACTATCAGTACTAGCTTGCAAGCATACTTTTTAAGTTTTGCTAAAGACGGCTTAAGTAAGCCAATATTTGAATATATAATAGGAACCGAAGCATTGTAAGGAGAAAATATGCCATTATTAAATACACCTATAAAAGATAAATACAAAGATTTGCTATCAATAGATAATAGCAATACAGGAGCAACAGGATTAACTGGAGGTGCTGCTAAATATATTGAAGATGGAGATGGCACTAATTTTAATTTATCTGTTGGGCAAACTAAAATAGGTGTGGGTACTGAATCTCCTTTATATGATTTTGATGTTGTTGGTACAGGAACAACTCTTAGGGTAAAATCAGGCTCTTATGCTAGATTAAGATTAGAATCAATTGTATCTAATGATACTCAAATATATTTCGATGTATCAGGCTCTACTCATGGAAAACTAGAATTTAATAATAGTTCAACAGATACAAATAGGTATTTTATGTTTGACACAGGAGTTACAGAAAGGTCATATTTAAAAGGAGATATGCTTGGGCTTGGAGCTATCTCTCCTGGATCAAATCTGTATATCTCGTCTACAAAAGATCCTATATCTGATTTAAATGACAATAAAGATTATCAAGTAATTGCATCTTCTTCAGAAACTACAACTGATAAGACAGTTGGAATAGGTTTTCAAGTAGATAGTGCTGCTGACAATGTTGGGGCTGCAATAATTCATCAAAGAAAAGGGAATAATAGTCAAGGTAGTCTTTATGTATACACTAAGACAAGTAATATAGTTAATGCAAATCCTGCAAGAATGATGGCATTTGAATCAACAGGTAAAATTTCTATATCTCCTTATGGTACTATTTCTACAGCTGCTACAAGTGCATTGCATTTATATCAACCTAATAATAATGCAGACGGAGGAATGGCTATAACATCTTCTGGTTCAAAAACTATAATGTTGTACGGAGATGGAACATCTACTACAATCAAGTCAGGTGGAAATTATGATTTAAAATTATTAAGAGATTCTGATACTAATAATATAGTATTAGGTTCTTCTGGAGTAGGTATTTATACTACTAGCCCTACTGCTGCTTTAGATGTAACAGGGAATGTAAAATTTAGTGGTAATTTATTAGCAAGTGACGGCAATTTCTATTATAATGGAACTGCAAACACTCTTAGTATAGGATTAGGAGCGGGGGCTGCTAATGGAACTTTAGATATAAAAGACGACACTGCAATTATTCGCATGGAAAGCTCAAATACTGGTTCTGTTATAGGTATGCTTGATTATAAGCTCGGGGGAGTAACTGGAGATTTTCGTACACAAGTTCGAAATAACTCTAATTCTCAGGTATTTACATCTACTTATCATCATGAAAATGGAGATGCAACTCAGCGTGAATTAAAAGTTGCTATAGGAAATAGTGCTGCAATAAATCAATGGCATAGTAAAGATTATTTATTCTTTAATTTCAATAGCTATCTTAATCAGGATAGAGAAGATTTAATTCCTAATGGAGCTAACGATAATGCTAGGGGAGTATTTATTGCTAACGGAGGTCTTGGTATATATGAAAGAGGTACTATTCCTACTGGAACTCCAGCGGCACTTAATGGATTTGGTTTTATATGGGTAGATTCAGCTACTAAAAAGTTAAAGTATAGAAGACCTGATGGAACTACAGAAACAATAACATCAACATAATATAAAAGGAGAGAGAATGAAAGATTTTAAAAAAACAATAGAGGACCTAAAGAATCAGTTAAAACAGTATGAGATTCTTTATTTTAAAGCACAAGGAGCTTTAGAGGTCTTAGAACAAATGGATAAAAAGGAGGAAAAAGATGACTCACAAGGAGATAATGGAAAGAGCTCAAATAGTAGCACCAGGAAAGTATAGGCAATTAATACAAGAATTCTTTTCTGATTTTCAAGATGCTATGCCTCCTAATACTTCATATAGATCTAGTAAGCAGACTATAACAGCTAATAAAAGATTTTATGATATAGATGATGTGCATAAACTTCAAGGGGTATTTGTAAAGAATCATAAAAATACTGAAGGAGAGTTTAGAGCTATTCCACGATTATTGAATGAGCCTAGTACTCCAGATGAGGATAATGCATAATGAATGAATACGCATATTATATTAAAGATAATAGTACTTATGCCATAGTAAAATGGGATGAATCTAATGGTAGATGGATATCTCCCAATAAAACTGAAGTAGATAGTCTATACTTCGAATATACAAAAGAGGTTGATTTATTGGTTTCTATGGTTACTCCATCTTTTGCAACAGCATTGATGGCTACAGAAACTGGATTACATCCAAATGTAGAAAATGCTTTAGTATATTATATTAAAGCTAAAGAATTTGAAAGAAATGGTGATTTAAAAGCTAGAGAGTATTTTATGAGGCTGGTTAGAAGACAAATTGGCAAGTACAGCAGGTTGTCTAAAGGCAGTGTAGTTAAAATATCTTCAGGCAAACATGCAATTAGATAAAGGAGAATAAGTAATGAGTTACTTAAAAAACAAACATAGAGGCCTCAGGGAGTATTCAGGAGAAGCAGCAGGAAATGCAACGTTAGGGCAAGGCGGTGTAGATGTAGTAGAGCCTGCTAACGGTGTTGCTGGTAGTGCTGAGTGCGGTGCAGGAAATTTTGCTGATGTTAAGCAGTGGGTTGGACTTACAGTATGCTGTCTAGCTGCAACCACTGAAGTTGCAATAACAGTTGAGTTTAACAAAGGAAGCAAAGTAGCAGAAGATGGAGCAAGAACAGATGTTACTTTAAATGTACATGCTGCGCAGACAATTTATGCGCCTATACATAAAATATCCTTCACAGGTATTACTGGACTTAAAGTTTTATTATTAAGAGGTTAAATTAAAATAACATAAAGGAGACAGAAAATGTCAGATTCAAAACCTTCAATCCTCAGCTTAACTGAAGAGGATTATCACACAACTGGCAATTATGTTGCTGGTGACGAGCCTGCTGCTAAAGTTAGCGGAAAGTCTTATGGTGCTAGAGGGCATAGTAAGAAAATAGCAGCTGCAAATAAGCTAAAAGAAGCAGAAAGACTCGCGAAAGAAAGAGAAAAAGAGAGAGAAAAAGATCAGAAGAAAGCTGCACCTACTTTTAATGAATGGATAGAGGTTCAAAGTAAAGGTAAATTTAAAGGCCCACATGAAGCATTAACAGCTTATCAACTGGAGTTTGGAGATATTATACCAGGCGCAGGTTTAGGTGGCGGTGGAAGCGAAGGCAAAGCAGGTTCAGGCTCTGGTGGGGGCGGTCTCGCAGACCAAGCTGGAAGTGGAACTGGAAAATTTTCTAAATTATCCGAACATGTTCAAAGCATGAAGCCTAAAAATCAAGCTAATAAAGAAAAAAAGAGTTAAGAAGTTATTAATTCATCATTAAAAGGGGGAGAGACTCATGAGTAAGATGAAGTTATCAAAACGAGCAATTGTAACACCAGATAAGCATTTTCCAGAGCATGACGCTCCAGCTATAAAAGCACTGTGTCAAGCTATAGAATTGGTGAAACCAGAAATATATGTAGATTTAGGCGATGTTGGAGAATGGCATGCTTTTTCTGCATGGAGGTTTAAAAGGAAGAAAGCTCCACCATTGGAATATCTTATCGATGATTTTGATAAAGATGTAAAAGATGTAAACGCAGGAATGGATATAATAGATGAAGCATTGGATAAAGCAAATTGCAAAAAGAAATATATTACAGAAGGCAACCATGACAATTGGCTTAACTATGCTGTCGAAAAATACCCTTACATTCCTCAGTATAAATTCAAGAACGCTGTACGATTATCTGAGAGGGGTTATACATATTATCCGTTCGGTAAACATCTAAAAATTGGTAAGCTTTATTTTTACCATGGACATCAATATGGAGGTCAATACCATACTTCGAATCATTTAAGAAAACTTGGATGTAATGTTATGTATGGGCATTGGCATGATCTTCAACAAATGTCTGCTACTCACATGGATGGACCTAAGTCTGCTTGGAGTATAGGATGTTTAAAAGATATGTCAGGAGAGAAGAATAAATGGTTAGACTATAGAAGAATTAATTGGGCACATGCTTTTGCTATAGTTGATTTTTATGATAAAGGAAGATTTACTGTAGATGTAGTCCAAATAATAGATGGAGTTTGTTATGTCTGGGGAGAGAGGCTAAATGGCAATAAATAAGGTATTTAATGGAAGAACAATTAGAAATACTTATAGGAAAATATGGTTGGCTTTTAGCGACTGGATTTATATTCCTTTTAGCAAGACAGACAATAGAATCTGCAATAGAGGCATTAAAAGTATTTTTAGGAAACGACCTTAATACAGATGATGTCATAATCTTTGACGAAAGACCTGCTAGAGTAGTTAGGGTAGGATTATGGAAAACAATCTTATTCGTCTATGAAGTAGGATGCATAAATGGCAAAGCATTCGTTAAAGGAGGAAATAAGGTTGCCATACAAAATGATAAACTAAAGGACCATTTAATAGAAAAGCCTCTTCCGATGCTAGATTTAAAAAAATGGGACGATTGTAAAGAGGAGAAATAATGAATGATACACTCAAAGTATTAAGCACTCATCCTGAAGTAGGCATTATATCTAGTTTTGGCACTGGATTCTTTGCTATATTTAACGTCTTAAATCCTATATTAACGGCGATATCTTTAATAATAGGTATCTCGATAGGGGTGATGACATTATATGCTAAAATAAGGGGTAAATAATGATTCAAGCATTAATTATTAAAACAGTTATAGGAAAAGTCATGGAGGCTATAGAGAAAGCTGATGATAAAAGAATAGCTAGAAGCCATGATAAAAGAATAAAAGCTTTAGAGAAAATAGCTCATAAACCATCTGACTGGGTGTGTTTAGAGTGCGGATGTAAAGCTAAGAAATCAGTTAAAGTTAAAAAGAAAAGGAGAAGTAAATGAACGGATCTATTAAGGAAATGATAGTAGGATATATATTTAATGATGAGATGGAAGAAAAGATTATCAAAGCATTAAATGACAATATAGATATTCCTATTATATCTGAGAAAACAGAGGAAAAGATTTTAAAAGCTGTTTATAGCTCTGTAGAAGAAGTTATTAAAGACGCTATAATGAAAGATTAATGCCTAAAAAGACTTATATAATCAATCAATTTCATGGGGGCTCAATAGGAGCTAGAAATAAAAGTGATTTAAAACCAGAAGAACATATGATTCTGGAAAATATAGATTTACATAGGACAGGAGCGGCAATTATATCTACTAGATTTAAAGGCAATAATGTCCCTTGGCACAATTCTTCTCATCCTCTTAGCATGGCTAAACATGGAAGAGGGTTTTTTATAGGGTTTGCAGATATAGACCCTTATGAGGGGAAGCCAGGAAAATATGAGGTAATGTTATTTGAAAATGGTTCTCATGTAGAGATATATATTTTAAATGCTGAGGCCCAAACAGCTTTCGCATCAACAGATTCAGCTCATACAGGTTGGTTTAAAACTGGTAATCCATTTGGAACAGATTCAATAGGAACAGGTCCTTTTGATATGATAAAGGTGGAGAATCAATACTTCGTTTCTTCTTGTGATCATTCTGCTCCAGGAACTGCTGTAATGTTTGAAATTGTAAGGGAAAATAGGTTTAGTAATACTAGCATAGATGGAGTTAGAGCTATAAAAGGCTACAGGGAGTTAACTCATTATACATATACTGGTATGGCTCAACTTAATACTGGTAATTGTTTAGATATTCTTATTGGAGGCAGTGGAACAAGCCCCTCTGACCATCGCCAACAAATTGTATGGGATGTTAATTTCGGTAGCGCAGGAAGTGGTAGTTGGAATATAAATGTAGATACTGACGGAGGAGGAACTAGGGATAGTTATGTAAAGCTTTATGCAACAATATTATACACTAATGACGCTGAGTCTTATCCTGTATATATGAGGTCTATGGATATGACTGCTGGCGGTCATGACGGGGCTGGTAATGGATATGATGGCTCTGGTTCTAGTGGTAGTGCTTTTGGCGCAATTGGAGCAAGAGAATTAGTAAAACTTCAAATACACTGCTGGATGTCATGTCAGTATTCAGGGACTCCAGAAGGACCAATATATGGATGGCACCCAGATCAAAGTGTTTTAGGTAATAGAACTGCTACAGCAAAAGGGACAGTACTATATTATAGCACAGTTAACAACGCTACTGGAGAAGAAACAGAAATGGTTAGATTAGCTGTAGCTGATGCCAATTTAGGGGTAAAAGTTGATACTGATACAGATTTCACTCCTTGGACTAATGCATCTACAGGACATGGTCATAATAATGTAGGTATACAACAAGAAGTAGAATCTTTAGAACCACCTCTTTTAAACACTTACGAAATAGTACATGGCTTTAGATTAGAAGATGTATATAATTACAATAGTGCTGACCCTTATTTAACTTTAAATAAGTCGATAATGTGGAAATGCAGCACAGTTGCAAATGGAAGATTATTTGTAGGGAATGTTCAATACGATGGTAAAAACTACCCTGATAGAGTATATAAAAGTGCATTATTTGAATATGGTATGTTTCCAAAGCAAAATTACTTAGAAGTTGTCCCAGCAGATGGTGATGAGATAATCAATATAGAAACACTTGGAGATTCATTATTAGTATTTAAAGAGCAGACTATGTATCTTATAAGTACAGCTAAAGAAATAGAAGTCTTGCAAAATGAATATCCTGGCATGGGATGTTCTTCATGGGGAGCAGTTTGCAAATTTGAAAAAGGAATAGCTTGGGCTAATAGAACAGGGTTATATGTTTTTGATGGAGAATCTGTTACTAACTTAATAGAAGGTAAATTAGAAGTTCAAGATGGTTCTTTTGGAGGAGATAATCAGTTTGGATATTGGCAGATATCGCCAAAAGATGTTAGTCTTGGATATAATGCAGATAGACAAACTCTGATTGTAAAAATTGCTAATGTAGGAGATCCTGAACCTAGGCATTTAATACATTATTGCTTAAGAGGAGGAGGTTTTACTAGAACTAGACTTGGGGTAGAATACACAGCTACCACATATTCTAATTTTCAGCTTAACAGCAATAGAGTATTACAAATAGCAACGCCTGGAGCTGCAGGTAATCGGTCTGGAACTTCTATAAAGACTTTAACAGGAAGTTCTGTTATGTCTGTATTTACTCATGAGACTAATTTTGGAGACCCTTCATCTTTAAAAAATATAAGCAAACTTTATGCAAATTGGGGAGCAACAACCGCAACAGGTGTTATGGATTTAGATATTTCTATTAGTTTTGATGGAGGTAATAGTTATAACAATGTTGAGTCCAACATAGTTTTATATAGCGCAAGTGCTTCTAGCACAGTAGAATGGAGTAATGACCTGCCTTTAATTTCACCAAGCATAAAAAGAGGGGTAAAAACCTGCATAGTTAAGTTGCAAGGGACTGTCCCAGGGGACTTTAGATTAGAGGATATAACAATAGTTTATAGAGAATTAGGTAAGAGATAATGAGAATCCATGATGATATAAAAAGATTAAAAATATCAGACCCTGTTAAAGTGGTAAAGCGTATTCCTTTAAATGCAGATGGACAGAGTGGAGATATGAGATTATTACAAACTTCAAAAAAAGAAGAATTATACTTGAAAGTTAGAAATAAATGGTTTAAATTACCCGTGGAGGAAGTCCGCAGAAATAAAGAAGTTGTTGAAGTTAAAAGTAAGATGATTGAGGGCATAGTTCCAGCTGCAGGTAAAGATGTATTTTTAAATAAAAAAGAATTTCCTCAAGGAAGTGTTCTTGCAGTATTCTTAACATTTAGAAGCAAGGATACAGCTTCAGACAAAGATATGTGGGCTATTCCAGATATAAGGTCTTCTGGTAGCTCTAGTAGGTCAGTAGAATCTTATTACGATGATGTAAAGCATTCTATTTACTTTGATGCAACAGGCTCTTTTACTAGAGGAAAAAAATTTAGAGCAATAATATTTTATAAACAATAGGAGATAACATGGCGAATTGGGCAAGTGCTAAATTAGCTGTAGACGTTTCAAAAGAAACAACCAGAGAAAAAAGAGAATACCAAGAAGCTATGGCTGAACGAGCTAGGCAGTCTCAAAGACAAGGACTATTTGGTTCTTTACTAGGTTTTTTAGGTGGAGCTTTTTTTGGACCATTAGGTTATCTTTTTGGTAATATGATAGGAACGGAAGCATATGATGCATATGATAATGCAGAAGATGCTTTTATAGGAATGGGTGGTAAGTTCAATCAAGCAGAAGCTGAACAACTAAATAGAAGTCTAAGTGATTATGATGACAAAGAGGACACTGATAAGTTATGGGGTTATGCTACTACAGCATTAACTTCTTACGCTATGTCTGGAGGTGATGATTGGACTAGTTTTGGTAAAGGCGAAGATGCTGCTAAAGGTTGGTTTACGGGAGGAAAAGAACAGGCTAAAGCGGCAGATCGAAATTTCTTTTCACATTTTGCTAAAAACCCTTCATTCTACAAATCAGTTACTGGAGGAGCAGGTGCAAATTGGGCAGCTCAAAACACGTTAGAAGTGCTTAAAACATTGAACTACTTTGATGATGAAGCTAAATGTATTGAGGGTGGTGGAACTTGGGATGCTGGAATGTCTACATGTTATAACGATGAAGAAGAAAAAAAATAGTTAAGGATTAAATATGCCAGATAATCAATCATATACAGCTTCAGAGCTGTTTAATGTATACACAGACCTAGCATCAGGCAATCAAGGCAGTTTTGCAGGATGGCTTGGTGTTGAAATGGGTTATGATGGGAGTAGTGCTGATTTTAATGATAATTACGGCTCTTTTATCACTCAATTTGATCCTGATTTAGGTCTAAATACAGCTCTTCAGGAATACTATAATGCAACAGGAATAGATATTACAGGAATGTCTGCATTTGACAGAACAGAACTTTTAAATGGTATAAAATTTTCTCCAGATTCAGGTCAAGGAGGCATAATAGATGCACTGTCTGTTCAGCTTGATCCAGGTAATATGGGGTCTATTAGAGATGAATATATCATAGCAGACAAAGAAGCTAAAAATGAATTTGACCAACAGGTAGCAAATACAAGAAATGAATATAAAGGCGCTTCTATAGATATAACAAATCAAAGAGCACAAGCTTCAGGTAGTACTGGAGGAGGCGGTGTTATGAAGAGTGGAGTTGGTAAAAGGCAGGTAGTTGACAATATATCTGCAGGAAATAAAATTGGCTCTACATTAACTGAAGCTCTTGAGGTAAGCAGAGAAGAAGCAGTAACAACTATGGGAGCAGAACTAGAGTCTGCAAATCTTCAATTAAGAAATGCTGTTGGTACTCAAATTCAAGGTTGGTACAACAATGTAATGCAAGGGATAGATGCCTTGGCAAATGAAAATATATGGGGGGAGGATGACGGATAATGCCTGATCAACAGCCTAATACAGCTTTTGAATATTGGAACATGGCGACCACAGATTGGGAGAATTATTTATTAAATATTGCTTCTGACTTTGGAGGGTATAGTAATTTTATAGAAGATTACGGCATGTATATGGGTGCTCCAGATGATTATTTGTTTAACCTATATAATGAGAAGATGCTTAATACTTATGAGACCTTAAATGAAAAGAAAGCTACTAATTTAAAGAAAATAGATATTAAAGATAGAGCTGATTTGCGTTCAGCTAGAGAGTCCTATAAAAATACTATGAAAAAAGTAGACACTCAGTTATCTAAGTTGGGCATTAAAAGTGGAGTTGCTGATAGGGTTGTTCAGGATACTACAAAATACAATGTAGAGAAAACACAAAGAACTAAAAATAAAAGAGATGTTGAAGTCAGGCAAGCTGAGGATGCATATAGAAAAGATTTTAAGAAAGCACAAATAACAAGGACAAAGGGACAATCTAAAGAAGTTGAAAGATGGTTCAGTTCTGCAATGGATGATGTCTCTAGATTAGCACAAGTTGGTGCCTTTTCTGATTTCCCTAATGCTCAAGATAACCCTATGATAACATTTGAAGATATGATTCAAAATGAAGCGTTTTATGAAGCATGGGGTGCTTGCGCTCCTCCTTGTCAACCTAGTTATTCAGGTTCTGGACCTAATGTACAGGTCACATGTACTTGTCCTGACTCTGGAGGTGGAGGAGGCGGCGGCGGTGGCACTGGCGGCTGGGTTCCTGGATGTAGTCATATAATTACTGGACAATGTATAGAATGTCCATCGAGTTCTTGCATTAATAGTTGCGGATCATGTAATGCAGCTTAATATAATGATGGGTGCTAATTCTAATATGAAAATAACTTTAAGGAGAAACAATGTCAGATATGCAAGCTAAATTTATGGATGCTTTAACAGGCTTTATGAATATGAAGTCTAGGGAATTTATGCAAGAAGATGCGCAAAAGCATGAAGTTCAAATGCTTGCTTTAGAAATAGCTCTAAATCAAAATACAAAACAAATAAATAGTCTTGAAACTGAGTATAAAACACTTATGACTGACTACAAGGATAGAGGTGGTAATCTTTCTGGATTAATGGAAATTAATACAACTGGGAATGCTGCTGTACTAGATACTCAGAATACGGAAAAAAGTGCTGAACTTTTAAATTCAGTTCTTCAGGAAAAAAATGCATATGGTCAACAGTTAACTAACGCTATTAACCAAATACAGGAAAGGCTTGAACAATTTGATGCTGTCGACAAGTTATTAATAGATGTGGAACCTGGAGAAGATAATATATTCACTAAAGAAGATTTTTGGCAAGGATTAGAAAAGAATTTAGCAAATCAATTAAAGAAAGATAATAACCTTCCTATCAATTTTGCAGTTAATGCTATGGGAATGGATATAACATCAGCAAAGCCTGGAGAAGAAGCTAAAACAATTAACTACTTAGATAATTATGTAGAGAATATGACTAGCGCTGAAGGTGTTGCTGCAAGGAACGATGTTCTTATAGATAGAGAAAGAAAGAAATTAGCTTTAGATAAAGCTCGTAAGGAATCAGTCGTTTGGAATGACTCTGAAACAAATATAGTTCAATGGGAAAAAGATGTTAAGAGATTAGACCAAGGCATAGGTTCAATAATTAATCCTTATTCTAAGTTAATTAAAGGACAGCAATCATTTAAAAACTACACTATGGCTAAATTTAAAAGAGTTCAGTATGAACAAGATCAAGGTAGCGATATGACTACTGATATGCTTCAGAAAGATAAAATGTACCAACAATTACTTGGTGCAGAAGGAGCTGCATTACAATCCTTAGCAGATCCTCTTGCATTAGCTTTAGGTACTAATAATACTCAAGTTGCAGGACAAGAACTTTTAGAATGGGTAGGATTAGCTGATGCAGGTAAAAGCTCAGTATATGAAGGTATGGCAGGGGCATTAGAAGCAATGTATGCATATTATGATAAAATGGATGACAGCATGAAACCTCAGTATAGAAATGTAGTTCTTGCTAACTATGGAATTGATTTATCTTCAGATGGATTTAAACAAAGCTTAGATATAGTAGGTCAATCTATGGTTGAAAGAGACAATAGAAGGAAAATGATACTGCAAGAAACTATCAAGATGGGTAAAATTAATTCTAGTAATCCAGAGGCAGATATTGCTGAGTCTTGGTTCTTAGATACAATGGCTAAGAAAATGCCTGCTATACAAATTACTATGTTAAATATATTAAAGAAATATGATTTGTATAAGGATATTACTCTTGATGATATAGATGCAGATGCTTTTCAGGCAGATTTATATAGTAAAATGAAATCAACAAATACTACGCCTGCTGAATTTGGTCCTCTATTAGAACAAATGCTAACTATGTTTCAATTAGATATAGAAAATGGCAAGGCTAAATATATAGGAGAAGGCAATGAGTAGTTTTTTAATAAACACTATAGGCCGTTTTAATGCTCAAGGATATAGTGATGAATTGCTTGAGCTACAAGATGCCTCCACTATCAATGAAGCTAAAGTAGATTTCTTAGTAAAAGAGGCAATTCAAAAAGGTTCTTCTAGAATTTTAGAATCTTCTGTAGCAGAATTAAGTCCCGCAGAACATAATATGTTTACTAGCAAAGTAAAGGCTATAACTCAATTAAGAGAGAATCCTAGCTTTGTTTACTCGCAACAGAGGACAGGAGGCACTACGCTTACTAATAATTATCATCCAGATTATACAGATGCTGAATATAGAGCGTTGTTTGATAACTATGATAAACTTTCTAACAAGATGTATGAGTATGATCAAAAAAACCTAGGTGGCTCAGGAGATGGATGGGAATATTTTAATAATTTGACATCTCAGCTTCAAACTGAAAAAAATATAGAAGCAAAGTTAGTTCAAAGAGAATCAGAGATACATCAAGAATGGGTTTATGGAGAAGGTGCTACCAATCAATTGCAAGGATTTAAAAAAGGGGGACTTCCTGGAGCTATAGCAGACGTAGCAAGACTTGCAGTATTTCCTTTTTATATGCTAGCTGACCTAGTTGAAAATGTAAAATATATTGGCGAAAGAGAGTATGATGAAGAAACAGATTTAGATGTATGGCATACTGCAGGACTTACTCCTGACCCATTAGAAGAATCGCCTAAATGGCAAGCATGGAAAACCGAGTGGAATGAGAATCAAGAAAGCATTAACAACACTGTCAATTTAATATCAGAAACCTTTTCTCCTACTATTGGAAATGAAGTAGAACAATTAGTTAATATTCAGACATCTATAGATAATAAAGGATTAGTACATTATAAGTACTTAGATGATGCATTAAATAATGCTGAAGAATATGGTTTAGAATTTAATGAAACTAGTGGATTATACGAGCTTAATCTCGAAATAGACAATATGAATCAAGTCCAATCTCTAGATACCGAGATTGATGACATTTTGAATAAATACAATAAGTAGCAAGGGGGCAAATGAACTACGAAGAAGAGAATAGTCAATATGATTATTTAGCGAATCAACCATCTTATTTAGACCAACTTTCAGGGAATCAAGCTGGTGGAAGTTTAGAAGCATTAAAGCCTATTCAATATGATTCTATGCAGCAATGGAGAGTTTTTGACCCTCAAGGGTATCAGAGTGCGATAAGCCAACTTCAAGAAGAACAGGAACAATCTCAAGATCCTAATTATTTTTTAACAGACGATAAATATATACCTGGAGTTTCAGACCTAACTACATTTGTAGGTAGTGCTTTATGGGGTGCTACTGAAGCTGTAAGCATGGGAGCTTTAACAGCACTAAATCAATCTTACAGAGGTGAAATAGGCAAGTCTTTTGGCTATGAGGCTTGGGAAAATGCAGCTGTATCAGGTAAAGCTGGATATTTAGCTGGAAGTATCCCTGCAAGTCTTTATACTTTAGGTTTAACAGGAAAAGGTTTAAGAGCTGCATCTGGGGCATTAGGAATTGGTCAAAAAACTTTAGCTAAATTTGGCGCAAAGCAAGTTGCAAAAGGAACTGATGATATACTATCTCAGGTAACTAAAGCAAGTGGAATGTCTGATGATGTTGCTACAGATGTATTTCAATTAGCTAATAAATCAATAAAAGAAGGAACAGACGAAGCTCTTGCTGCAGCTGAAACTTGGAAAACATCTAGTAGAATTAAAAAGAATCCTTTCGGAGATAGTGACTTACGGTTAGATATACAAAATAGAACTAGGATTGCTATAAAAAGCAAGCTAGATGATATGGTAAAAGCTGGAGATGACGGAGCAGAATGGGCTGCAAAGGTGGGTGCAAATCCAAATGCAATAGATAATATAGTTAATGAATCACTTAAACAAGCTCAGCAATATGGACATTTAGGAGCTGGGAACTTTTCAAGAGCTTTAGCTATTAAATTAGGAGATGGTAAGGCGGCTTCATATGTTGGAGATGCTGTTTATGAATCTATTCTACTAGCTACTCATTCAGCAGCTCATACAATTATAGGGAATTATAGTGCAGATGCATTAGATTTATCTGAAGAAGAGTATCAGAGAAGAAGTTGGATGAAAGATGCCTTATTTAGTGCTGTTACTGGATGGTTCTTCCCTGCTGTTAGGAGGATAGGTGGAGGTAAAGATGTTCAAATAGCATGGGATGGTATGATACCTAGAGCCCAATCGGGATCTTTAAAAGATTTTCAGACAATGACTAAAGCTTTATGGCAGAAACTTAACTCTCAACCAAAAGTTACATGGGATAACGCTGCTAAAACATTTGGAAAGGATAGTCAATTTACTCCTAAACAGGTTCAGACTATGCTAAGGAATATATATAATGCTAGTGGCAAAAGTGATGATGTTTTTAGAAATGCTGGTCCAGGTTTCAATATTTCCTTTTTAACCGATAGTAATGCTTTAAATCATGCTAGTTCATTAAAAGCGTTGTATAATGCTTATAATTCAGTTACTAAAGATGCATTAAAGATAGCTGTCCCTATGATGAAAGAAATTGGAAAAGATTTAACTCAATCAATGTTTAGAATGGTCCCTGGCACAGTAGTTATGAATGCTCATACATGGCATGAAACTGATTGGGATCACTATCCTGCAGACAAGATGGTAGTAGATGTTGTTACTGGTATGTTATTTATGAAAAGAAAACATAGAGCTCCAGGGGAAAAGTTGAAAGACTTTTATGGCTCAGGAGAATATACTGGTGCTGAACTTGCAAAATATGCTAAAACACTAGATATATTAAACTATGATAAAAAAACCTTAGATTATTACGCAGGAGTGTATAGCACTTTAGATGTAAATGAGCAACTGGCTAAGCAATTAGTAGGCAGAGCTAATAAATCTACTCAAGATAGAAGAGATTTAAGTGCTATGGTTGAAAAAGATAAGCTTAATAACATTAAACTTGAAGAAGATATAACAACAAGAACTGCTAGAGGAGAAGATGTTAGAAGCTTTGAAGAGCATGGAGCATTAAATTATACTAAGAAAATACAAGAAGCTAAAAGATTAAGAGATCAAGGAAGAGATGCCGAAGCTAAGGCTATTGAACAGCAAGCAACTAAAGAATTAGCTGAATGGGATATAGCTAGAAAATTAGTAGCTTCTCTTGAATTAGGAGTAAGCAAAGAGTCAATCAGGCATATGACAGAGACTGAAGCTATAGACTTTATAAAAAAACTAAATTCTATTAAATGGAAAGGTAAAGAAGTTACTCATGAAAATGTAGATGATTTCTTAAGAGAAAGCAGAATAGCTGCAGTTAATGAAGTTACTGCTGATATACAAGGCTTAATGGAAGGTTATATTAAAAATTCATTAAACGCTTTAGGTATGTGGAATGATGCTATGGTTCAAAAAGGGGGCCGTATTAACGTACATAAAGATGTTCTTGATGTTTTAGATATAGTTAATAAAGATATTAATCATGCAAAATCAGCAGAAGTACTAAAAGCAGTTCTTCATATGGCTGACAAGCTGAATATTATTAGGCTTGGAGAAGAGGGAATTAAATTTGAATCTTCAAGGAGAGAAAATCCTGTAGGTAAAGAAACTTTAGATTTACTTACTCAAGAATATAAAGCAGCTACTGACTTAATGCATGATAAAGTGTTTAATGATGGCATGAGCAATTGGAGAAATGTAGTTCCAGGTAAAACTAAGGAAGGATTCTTAGATGTTAATATTCTAGCAGCAACTCCTATATGGGATGCTATGCATACAAATATGCTTCATATGAGAAATGCTGTAGGATATGATTTAGTGACTGGCAGAAATCTAACTGGGATGAAGGATAACAGACTAGGAGAACTTCATGATAAAATAGACAGAGAACTGTATGAAGGGAATGCTAATGTAGCAATAAAAGATGTTCCTTCATCAAAAGATGTCCCTCATGTCCAAGAAGTTTTAGATTTTATAAATCATTACAATCAAGCAAGAAAGCTTACAGGAAGAGAAACAGGAACCAAAGAAATAGAATTTACGCAAGCAGAAAAATTCTTCCAAGAAGTAAAAGCTGAGACAGGTAGTATTTTCACGAATAAAGACCATTTTGCAGCCTTTAAAGACTATATGTACCAAGAGTACTTAACAGAAGTTACTGGAAGTGATTCTATTGGTAGAAGTTTGAGAAGAGCTGTGAATATGATTTTAGATAGAGATAATCCAATGGCTTTAAGGAATGATCAAAATGGAACTACTACTATGCCTTCTTCTAAAGCATTAGAACAAGTGTTATTAGGAAATGTAAGTGAACAAGTAAGGCTTAGTGCTGCTCAAACTAAAGAAATTAGAGATTTAATAGAAATCTATAGACAGAATATTGAAAATACCCTAAAAGACAAAGGTAATATAATTAAGTTTTCAGATGATTTAATTTTGTCTGAAGCTTCTATATATACTAGAAAAGATTGGCAAAGACAGCTAACTAATATGGTAACCCAAATAGAAGGTGATAAGCTTTTTAGAATGGGTCATTTAATGAAGAATCTAGATATATTAAAAGGTTTAGTTGAGAATCCAATGTGGTCAGAAGTTGCTCATTACAAATCATTAAATGATATAGCAGCTAATAAGAAAGAAATAGAAGTTTTACAAAGAGAGTTTGCAGATTTAAGAATGAACACATTAAAGTTAGTAGAACTTATTTCTAATGCAGCTCAATATGGGGATGTTACTTTATTAAGAACAGCTTTAGACCAGCAGTTTAATTTAGAAAGAGCATTGGTTGAAGTGAATGAATTTACTGCCAATAAAAAAGCTTATGGCAGAGATACTACATTAGGCAGTCTAGCATCTCAGATTGACGTAATGATAAAAGATATTATAAATAAAAGAAATGATAAACTAGGAATTGATAGCTATAATGATGTTCAGAAATTCATAGAAAGCCAGTCTGAGATAAATAGATATTCTGATAGTGCTGGTAGAATAGTAACTGAAAGACAAACAGTATCTGAGAATGTTTATTTAGATAGATACCAAGTAGGTGATAGAATGATGGACATGCTTCGTGGTAATCTTAAATCTACATATGATAACTTTGATGGAGTTTCTGCAGCTGTTAAAGCTGTATTAAACAATCCTGCTATAAAAAATCAACCTTCACATATTAGAGAAGCTATACTTGAAAACTTAGATAAAATAGGATTAAATGAGCAGTCTTATATAACTCAAATTGTAGAGCCTCAATTAGCTCATCATTGGAACGTAATTAAGAATACTAAGAAAGTTAAAGATGCTAACTTAACATATTCTCAATTTATCACTGATACATTTCAGTTGCTAACATCTAGTGGTGGTTCAAGTAGGATTCAAATAGCTACATATAAAGGTGGAGGTAAGTTAGATTTATCTACAGCTACTGTATCTAATTGGAATAAAGGATTCAATGCTCTTATTGATGTATTTGGGTTTGATGCTTCGCCAGGTAGCTTTTTATTAGTTTCTCAAACACATGCAGCTCAAGGAAGATTAACTTCTAAATTAGATATGGCTACTATAGCTCAAATTAGAGCTGATTTGGGAGCGGGAATAGTCCCTAAGTTTAAAATGAGCGAACTATTAACTGCTGCAGAACAAAATGAACTTGCTAAGTTAATATCTGGCAATGTCGTTGTTGGATCAGGTAGAAGAGGTGCTCCTCAGTATGGATTCTTTTCATTGGATTCTAAGACTATGGTTATGATTAATCATAATAAATATAAAAGCATTATAGACCAATTTAGAAATCAAAACTCTGATGCTTACAATAGGTTTAAAGATGTATTGGGTCCTGAGACAGTAGAAGCATTCATAAGAGATCATTTGAAGATAGATAAGGTTAATTTAACTAATCCTAACGAATCAGTAAATTCAGAGGTTATTGAAACTGTATTACGTGCAACAAGGCTTGCATTTGATAGACCTGACGTCTTAAGACAGTGGGCTAATGGAACTTTAGACCCTAATGATTTACCTAAAGTATTTAAATACTACAGCCTTTCTAGCCCTAAGAGTGGATTAGCATTAAATCAAAGAGTTTTAAAGCTAACAGATGCTTTTGTAGATAGAATGTTTGTAAATGACCCAGAATTAGTTCATATACGAGAGAAATACATGCAGCATAGGGTAGATGCACCTAAGCATAGAAAGTTCATAATATTTGATGAAAAAGACCCTAGCGGCAAAACTGGATTCTTTGATGCTTATACAAGGCATAGAGATAGATTGGAAAGACAGCTTATTGAAGAATTTGGAATGTCTCCAGAAGTTGCTAAAGAAACAGCAACTAGGCTTGCAGAAAAAACTAAAGCTGAAAGCAAAAGTACTGTAGATGGTGAAGTATTTTTAAGCTTACCAGAAATGATATCAATGTTAGTGCCTAAAGGAGCTGACAAGAGTTGGTTCGTATGGGATAAAGGTGAAATAGTAGGATTTAATGTAGCTATTAAACCAGTAGTATCACATTCTGAAGTTAGCAAAAATGGTGCTATGACTGTAGTTATGGATAAAACAGCCTTTAAATTTGACCCAGTAATGGATAAAGCTATGAGAAACGCAGATGGTAAATATTGGACTGATTCAATAGCATTCAGGTCTGCTGTTAAAGTTGGTAAAAAATCTAATGGATGGGGACTTGAACCTACTGATATAGGAGTTGGAATTAAATTAGATACTCCTCTAGAGAAAGAATTAGGTGGAAGATTTAGTGATTGGAAAGAAGTTGTTGCAAAAGGGCTTGGAGCTTCTCCAAAAGGATTGATTAATCCTGGGATGGTAGAAGTAGATAGAGCTAACATATTGTTAAAATCTATCAGTGGCAAACATAAAGGATCAGTAAGTGTTGCTTATGGTAACTTTTTATCTAATGATGCTCAAAAAGTATTAGACAACTGGCTTGGAAGTACTGCTAATATATTTGATTTAACTAGAAAGCTTTCTGTTATGAAAGATAATCCTTATGCATTACTACAAGTAGGTAGAGAAATGAGTAGAAATGAACTTCAGTCTGGAGATAGAAGTAGTAGACTTTCAGGTTTAGAGTTTATATTATCTGAAGGAGGATTACCTACATATGAATTCATGAGACCTCAAATAGAAAAATCATTAACATCATACTATATGAATACTCAGAACTTTGTTAACGGTGAGATTAAGTTTGGAGGATATAATGTTATGACTGCAGGGTCAGGACTCTCTGATCCTATTAGGCATGCGGGGATACAAACTTCTTTTGGAGGCTCTGCTGTCCCTCATTTTACTGGGGAACAAGTAATAGGTCATATGTTAAGTTCGACTCATGCTGACGGAATTCCTTTAGTTATGAAACTATCTAGTGCTAAGGCAAAAGAATTAAATAGAGTTTTAATAGATAAAATCAAAAAAACTGGTTTAAAGCTTGAAGTTGAAGATGCTAACTTTTTCGCTAAAGGTGAAGAGTATCTAGGCCTTCATTCTTTATCTGGAGATATGGTTACTGGTCCTATAATAGGTAAAATTAATAGAATTATATTAGATGGTAACAGAACTACTAATAGGGAGATAGACCAAACATTTAGAAATAAAATAAATACAGCTGTAAGAGAAACTTTAATAGATGTTATAGCTAAAGATTATAGAGGAATATTGAAGAATGCTTCAATTGAAATAGATAAAAGTAATATATCTTATAGTGATTTCGTTAAATACTTAGATAGAGGGTTTGATAAAAATCTAATTGAAACCTCTGATCAATTAAACAGAGAATACAGAGTAAAGACAGGAAAGAATGCTAATTCAGGATATGCTGCCACTAAAACAGGATATGATGGTATCTTTGCGTCAGCTATAGACTTAAGAACTCCTAAAGATGGTATTAATAGCTGGGTAATTAGTAAAGTAGAAAAGATATTAGATAAAAGAAGAGGAGCTGTAAGTGAGATTAATCAAGCTGATGCGATAAATCCTCAAGATGCTGATTTCGATTTAGATAAAAGTGCTCAATTTACAACATCTCCATCTAAAGTAGTAGAAGAAATATATGGAGGTGCAGGTTATCACCAAAAGTCAAGTATAGAAATATTAAAGAAAGCTGGAATGGAACTTAAGATTGAAGGCCCAACATACGAGGTATATGTAAATGAAATGCTAGCACAATTAGACTCTCAAAGAGCTCCATTGGTTAGACAGCATTCAATAGCATCTTTTATTATGCAATACTTTTCTTCTGTTAATGAAGCGAGAATGTACAATATATTAAAACCTGGATATAGAACGGGTGTTGACTTTACAGACGGGATAAGTAGAGTATCTAATAGCATACATGATACAGCAGTTATTTCAGAGTTTAAAGGATCTAATGACCAGTTATATAAAGTTTCCTTTAGAGAAGCTGGAGAATTTGTAGACTCTGTTCAGTTTATGAAAAGCATGATTAAAGAGATGATTGATGTACATGGCTCACCTAAAGATTTAGGAGGTGTTAATACAAGAGATTTCTTTTGGTTTTCTAATAAAGTAGGCTTATTTAAAATACAGAAAAAAGACTTTAAATCAGGTAAATATGAAGAGATTAATTGGAATGATATGAGTGCTGATGTTAGAGCTGTTCAAAAAGGTTTATCAAAGCATGTAGTCAAACCTTTGAATGATATATTTAATTTAAAAAATGGAGTTGAGACCCTAAGCGACGGGTCAAGTAGAAAGCTTACTGTATATGATTATGTTAGTATTTTTAATAATGCTAAATGGGAGATGTCTAGATTAAAACCTTTTAAGGTATGGGACCCTACTCAGAAAAAAATGGTTTCTGTAACTCCTTATATGGACAGAAATAAAAGGCCTATGTTAGAATCTTTTGCTAATGATATGCTTGCATTTTTAGGAGATGGTTGGTCTCAACGTAATGGAACAGCAAATCATCCTCTTATAAAAGGTTTAAATGAATTAAGCAAAGCTTTAGATAAGCAATTTACAGGAAGAGATATACAGAGAAATGACCTTCTTGCTAATTTAATAGAAGGTAAGATGCATCCTACCGATGAAGTAGTAAGCAAAGCATTAAAAGAATATGTTAGAGATGAACAAAGATGGGTAGAGCTATCTAGTGTAAGATGGGAAATAAATAGACTTTCAGATATATTAAATGATATGCAGGTTTTTAGACAAGATAAAACCAATGAATACGCTAAAAAACAGGCTAGACTAGAAAGACTTAGTAAAATTATGGATGCTGCAGAAACAGAATTTAATAACACATATATAGGCAAGGCAATTCCTAAAACAAAACGTGGAGGTTATTCAGCAACAGAAGTAACTAGAGTCTATAAGTTAAATGCTAATAAAGAAGTTATTGACTTTACAGATTATAGACCAGGAGAATTCATTAAGTTTAATAGAGGTGATGTTGTTATTGAAAATCCTAGAAGATATGTTATATCTGACAATTTAGATCAAGACCATAGAAGAGCTATGTATAGAGCGTTTGGTAATAGGAATAAAGGAGTTTCAGAGTTTGATGCTTTCCATAAAAATGGTTATATTAGAGAGCTTAAAAGAGACCTATTTAGCAAAATTGGCGATTTAAATAAAAATAGCTCCGATCAAACTATTAGAGACAGTCAGTTTTATTCTGATATATCTGAGATGGAATTAAGTATCATGAGAGATGTTTATAATAAAGCTAAAATGAGAGGAGATGCATATGCTACTCAGTTCTTATGGAGCTTATTAACTCCTAAAGTAAATCAAAATGTAGTATCTATTATGAATTATGATGCTCATGCAAACTCTTATTTCAATTCTTTTTATTTCAACTCTAATAAAAGGTCTGAGAAATTAGTTGTTAGCTTTTTAAGTAGGGCTATGGAAGGTAAGGTTCCTGAGATATCTTCAAATGATGCGAGGAGTATCTTAAAAAACATAGATAAGAGAAAAAACTTAGCATTAGTTAAAGAATGGGGTAAAACATTAGATGGCGAAGCATTTAGAATGGTGGACAGAGATATAGAAAGAAACATAACTGATTTTAGAGTGCTCCCAGAAAGAAGTGATTCTCCTCACTGGAATAGAGTTGATGTTAAAAATGAAAGTGCTAGAAGAATAATGCAATCATATATGACAGGTTCTTATAGATTAGACCCTATTGAACTATATAGACTTACTGCAGCATTAGATAAAACTAATAACAGTATGATAGATGTAAATAGAATGAGTGAATTAGTTAAAGGTTATTGGACTGATATAAGTGATATTGACTTAGGTAGAGGTTCATTTAGATATTCCAGAAGGTCTATGAGAGAAAAAATGGAATTAAACAGAGAATATACTAAAAAAAGAGACGCATTAGAGGCTATTGAAGAGTCGGCTTGCGGATTATAAAGGGGAATTATGAGTTATTGCCACGGACAAAGATTTAATACTGAAGAACAAAAAACTAGAGTTAAAGATGTGAAGAAAGTAGTCTCTGGTTTTGTTAGTAACCCTAAGGTTGTTGCTACAGGATATGGTGATTTCAGTACATTTAAATGGCTCTGGAATAAGGCTACTGGGACTCCCTGGGATCCTGTAACATTTAAAATAGATAAGTCTGATATAGCAAGGTTTAAAGTTGAGGCTTCTGATTTTATATCAGAAATAGGTAAAAATCCTGCAGGGTGGAGGCAATGGTTTAAACTTCCTAAAAGATTAACAGATAAAATGCCTGAAACTGAAGCTTTTACTCAAGGAATATCTGATGCAATATCTTTCAGACAAAGACATTTAAGAGAAAATGGTGTTAAAGTAGATAGCATGCTTAAAGGTTTAGAAAAAATGTTTCATATGGAAGAATATTATGGAAAAGCTATAAAAAAATCAGATTATAGAGAGTATCAAAACTTAGAATTAGAATTAGAGCTTGCTAAATCAGTAACCCAAAGAAGAAAAGCTTTAGATAAGATTATTAAAAAAGCAGGATTAAAAGATTCTGATAACAATCCAGTATTAGGGCAGATATTATTTAGATTTAATGATTTAATTACTTTTAGATCAAATGCTAAGAATGAAGTAGAAAGACAGATACAAAGAGATTGGAATGATGTAAGGAAAGATTCAGCTTCTATGGCATTATCTGGTATAAATCATGCAAAAAGATTAATACAAACTGTAAAAGACCTGCCTACAAGACATCGACTTAAGTTGGCTATTTCTAGATTAGAATCGGCTGCAAATAGAATATTCTTTCAATCTAAAACAGATAATCTTAAAATAGTAAAAGACCCAGATTTATCTCAGTTTAGAATAAAAGAGAACGAAATTCAAGTTTATGATGCTGACTCTAATACTATGAAGCCTCATAAAGTATATGACCCTTCTACAAATAAATTTGAAACTCCTATAGAGCTTACAAAGTATGCTCCAGAATATGTTATAGAATTAGCAAATACAACTAGATATATTACTGAGTTTGCAATGAATCCTAAAGATGCTAGATTTAAAGATATGACAGCAGATAAGATATTAAATGAAATTGAAACTAAAGTTGATTTAGGTTCTATGATCAATAGACTTAAAGCTAAAGGAGATGCTCAGTCAGAGCATTTTTATTCATTAGACCCAGCTTTCTATCTAAAGAAATATATACATGATGTATCTCATTTTAACTTTGCTACTAAAATACATTTAGATTATAAGAATGCAGTAGATAAGATGTTTAGTGTTATTCGTAAGGGTAAATATAATACTGCGGAGCTATCTGATTGGGCTAAGTCTCATTTAGATGTATTAACAGATATTAAAGACTCTGCTTTAAACATGCATGAAGGTAAAATAGCTGAAATGAATAATGTAGTAAGAGCTATTACAGGCTTAGAATATATATCAAAGTTAGGATTTAGTATAAAAGGTGCTATCAAGAATAGAACTCAAGGTCTGTTTGATTTTATACAATTTGGAACTAGGATATATACTAAGGTTCCTGATTTTTATTCATCTAATAAGATGCACGTAGAAATGGCTGATAGACAGATGAATAGATTTGGTTTTAAATTCGGAGAAAAAGCTACTGCTGCTGGCATAGCTGAAGCCACTAGAGGTTCTATAGATATTGAAAAAGCTAATAGAATAGACCCTGAAAAAGGATTAACTATTGAAGGAATGAGTAAAGGAACTGTTGCTAACAGAGCTATTGATGCTTCTGCTGACTTCGCATCAGGTTTCTGGGGCCCTTTATCTCATAAAGGAGTTGAGAATTCAAACAGAATTAATACATTTAAGCGTTCTTTTGCTTTAACATATATGGAAATGATGAAACAATCTGATTATTGGGCTAAAGAATGGATGAGATCTAGGAATACTAATGTTGAACCATCAGATAAACAGCTTGCTGAGTTTATAGAGTATAAAGCTGGTAATTTATCTGCTAATATGGTTAAGACGCTTCACTTTGAATATGATAGGTGGGCTAAGGCTAAAGTATTAAAAACTGGTCCAGGTCAAGTTGTAGGTCAGTTCCAAACTTTTAAATTTGCATTCTGGGATTTACAATATCAAATGTTGAAAGGTGCTGTCAAGGATGCTAGAGCTGGAACTATGATAAGGGATGGAAAAATATCCCCTGAAGTTGCTAGAGCTATGAGATTATTATCAATGTATTCATTTATAACTTATGGCATATCAGCATTAACTGACCATGATTTTACAAATGTTATACAGAATGATAGCTTTCAGTTTATGAGTCAAATAAGTGATTGGCTAACAGCTGATCCAGATAGCGCTACAACAAATGAAGAATTTGAAAGAGAAGTAAAGAAAAAACACATGTCTTTCTTTGGAGGAGGTCCTTTGGTAGGTAATATGGGTCCTGCGGTAAATGATTTACTTGCATTAGCAGAACTATATGATTTCTGGGATAGAACTCCAGCTGAATACCAAGAACTGCTTCATCATAAATACAATCCAGATGACCCTAAATGGAATGAAAATGTGGATAGAATCATAATGGGTAATGCATTAGCTAGATGGAAATGGCATGTAATACCTTCTTTATTAAGAGGTTCTGAAGAATCCACATTAAGACAGGTTACAGGTCTATATCAACCTAAATGGGTTGATAAATGGATACCTATTGATCCGTTCAACATGAGAGATATGGATGAGTCTTTTTCTAAGCAAAGAAGAGATTGGCTTAAAGATAAGCCCTGGAGTGTAGCTAATTTATATTCTAAATATATATTAGATGGTCAAAAAGAAGTATTTAAAAAGTCTAACAAGAAGGGCTCTATTAATGACTATTATAGACTAACAGGACAATCACATTTAAAACCACCATCTGTCGAAACTGGGGAAAGTCTGGAAGCGATAGATATACTAGATAAGATATTAGCTGGGGAATTATAAAACCCCCAGCTTTTATCTTTACTTCTTGTAGCGATAGTCTCCTATACTTCTCCTTGTTGTTTGCAACATAGTTTCGCATAAGTTTAAGACTTTATGATAGTTATAACCATCAATACTTTTACTTAGCTCCATCATATGATGCACACAGGTTAAGAATTCGACTCTCGCATTAACTTTCATCGTTTTATCGTTCATGATTCCTCTCCGAATGCAGCTTTTATGTTTAGATTATCTAACATTAGCTTTATGTTTATCTGTTCTTTTTCTCTGTTCTTATCACTTTTCAATTGAAGATGTGTCACTAGCCCGTTTTCTCCTTTAAATGGCTTGATTGATAGCAATTTATTCGCATTATAGGCAATTCTAAACGAACCTCTGGCAGATGCTATATCTACTCCATCTCTGAACGCAGCTTTAGTTATTTCGGAAACAGCAAATACTGTAAGATTATACTTAACAGCAACTTCCATTAACGATTGCGATACTTCTTCCATTTTCATATTTAGGTCTTGATGCTTACTTTGCATTAAACCCATATGGTCTATTATGAGTACTTCTGGAACTCTCGGTAACATACTTATTCTTTTATCTAATTCATATGTAAAAGGCGCTGAGAAATCTACCATTAAATAATCAAACTCTTTGTCTATGCCGTTTTTCTGCATAACTTGATAATGATTCTTTAGGTCTTCTTCACTCCATCCTTTATGTATTTGAATGAATCTAGAGAATAATTGTCTTGGAGACATCTCCATTTCTACAAATAGTGTAGGTTTCTTTAATGAAACAACCCAATTTTGTAAGAGCATTGTCTTCATACTAGCAGGCGGTGCCTGTAATATAACTACTTCACCTGGATAAACTGGAAAATCCTGTCCATACAGAGCTCCTAAATTAATAGGTTCTACATTTGAAGCATAGAAATTAATAAGTGCTTTCTCCATTGAGGTAGCATCCATTGTATTCTGCGACTTCTTACTCTTGTATAATCTACATGTTGAACTGCAATGAGAATCCATAATCTGATCACTACAACCATATCTATTTCCATTACCACCATGTCCATCATAACAAGAATCCACTATCTTACTCATCTCTTCGGATGTGAACTGATATTTATCACGATCTACTTGTCTTCTCCAATCTTCCATTATTATTCTTACTGTTCTTTCTGGGTATCTCCATCTTAAATGAGCAGCTATACGTAATGCAGTAGCATGTCTCTTTCCAATGGCTGTTCCTTGAAGCATTCTTTGAATACACGTGTAATAGATTGGATCAGGAGACCTTCCTTGGTCTTCTATCTTTACTTTCTGTACTTCTTTTTTAGGCTTGGTATTTGTTCTAATATCAAACACAGGAGCACAATCAGTATTAACTGTTTTTATAGGATGAGTTTGTTTAGCCCATGATAATATATTAGATTCGTTAAAATCTTTTTCATGTGTAGGTTCTAGCATGACTTTAAATAGTCCTGATTTAGAGTTCCTAGTATTAGCTATTCTAATTATCCTTGTTTTATCAGTTACAGATGGGTCAGCATATTCATAGATTCCATATCTAGTTAAAACTTCTTTTACTTTTGTATGAAGATTGTCACAAGGACTCCATCTAAATGCTGTTCCAGGTATATGTATATGAAATCCTGTACCACTAAAATATGTGATATTAGGCACATCTAAACTACCTAGTAAGGTTTTAAGTTTTTGAACTTTTAACCATGCTTTTCCTATACTAGCTCCATCTACATCTAGTATAAATTCATCAGGCATATAGATTTCTCCACTAAACCCTGATAATGTCTTATGTTTAGAGAAGTAATGTATTACAGTCTCATCATAATCATATAATGAACAGAATGTATCTGTATTACTATTTCTAAAGTCATTAATCTTCTCTGCATCATGAAAATGATGTCTTTTATTTAAACCAAAAGCAAATTCTTTAATCATATTTGCCTCCAATCAGTCTTGCAAACTCCTTAAACTCTATTATTGCATATGTTTTCGTATTATTACGTTTGATTACTAACACGGGAACTCTATCTTCGCAGTTAGTTTCTGCTTGTTCTAGTGCTCCCCATAAGTTTAATCTTTCTACATTTTTGCATTCAAAAGAATAAGGTATTGTTTGTTTAGCTTTAGGACTCAAGATTATATCTTCACCAGGCATCCCCATTGTCTGAGATTTAATATCATCATCTTCTAATCTCGGAACTTTAGTAGTTTCAACAAATATCTTTCTTAGTTGATCCCTGACCCAGTTCTGAAGTCTTCTTCCTTTAGCTTTAGAGCTTTTTATTTTCATAGTTATCTAGTTCCTCCACAATTGAGTCAATTTTAAGAGTTCTATCATAATCTTCTTTTGCTTCTTCAGCAGAAGGCTGACTATTATATCTAAACTCATACGTCCTTTTTTTTTGAGATTCAATTATTATTCTAGGCTCATCATCAGGATAGTATCTTTGATCATAATCTGTGAAGTCTTCCTTTCCACATAAAACCCATTGTAAAGCTTCAATCCATCCTAAATTTATAAGTTCGTCTTCAGAATGATAAGGCTGTTTTATGAATTCTTCTTGAACAAGCATAAGCTCTTTTAAATGAAACTTTATTTCATCTTTACTTGGTTTTTGCATTCCACCCTCCTTTAGGTATTAAACCCTGTTTTTTTGCTGACTTTATATCCAGCTCACATCTTTCGCGCATCTTACGAAGAGCATCATCCATGCGCTGATTTTCCGATTGGACCACAGACTTTGTTTCAGACACTCTTCGTTCGATTTCTTCTAAAATGGCATCCACTGCTAAGATGTGTTTGCGGATTTGTTTTAGTTTACTACTTATCTTCTTCTGCATATGACGCAGCTACAAAGATATGGCCATCATTCTTCCATGCAGCTAATAATAAAGTAGTACCTTTAGGTAAACCATCTTCTAACTTTAAATTACCTCTAAAGTCAGGTTGTTTGCCTTGTTTATCTTCATTTGCATTAAGATAAGCGTTACCTAGTTTCACGTATTCCATTACTTGTTTCCCCCTTTAAACGGTTATAGTAATATTTTGATTTATTTGGATATTTCATATCTTCTGAGTCTATCATTCCCCATAATATACTTAAATAAACCATAGCGTCAGTTAGTCGACCTCTAACATCTTCTCTCTGAGATTGATGTCCTCTTAGATAAGAAGCAATTCCATCTACGTGTTTCATGAAATATATCCATAAAATCATCTTCTTATCAAATCCAGTTTGCTCAGCAATTCTTTCAAAGTTAGCAAAGACGTTATCTTCATCCATTGCATACTCCTTCTGACCTTTTCTATGAGTGTCCATAATTTCTGTCATTATATCGCTCATTAATTCTATCATGTGATCATGTTTCATTTGCCAAACCACCCATCTCGCCATTGTTTTTCTATAGATGCAGCATTTGCTGTCTTATATGACTTTTTCTTCTTTTTACTCATAGCTTTTTTTCTAGCTAAAGCTGCTCTTTCTTTATGAGCTGTACTAGTACTTAAGTTAACTAGTGTAACTTTCTTTTTCTTTGTCATTTTATCCCCCTGACATATGATTTCTTGATCAATCTACATCCTGGAACCTCTTCCCCTTCTTTAAGCTTATTTAAAATAGCTTTTTTATCTAATTTTTGGGTGGTTACTGTGATATAGTATTCATCTGGAATTAACTCTTCATCTATTATGTCTACAGAACCTGCTGACTCTAAGACTTTAATAGGATTAAATACATCATGACTTGGTAATTGATTTGTATCAGCATAAGTATTTACAACGTAAGATTTTAAGCTTTCTTGGCTCTTTTTTAAGAACTTGATGTAAGCCTTTAACTTATCTAATTGCTTGCTAAATAATATCAATTCTCCTTCAATTTCTCCATGAAGATATTGCATTCCATTTTCTTTAGTAAATCTTTCTTGAAATAATTCTTGCAGCCTTAATTCAGCTTCTTCTGAATTGAAAACTTCTATTTCATTTTGAGCTACTAATATATCTCTTGTTATTGCTATTAACGATCTTTGCATATTCTTACTCCTTTTAATCCTCCATTATACTTGAAGAATTGCATGTTCTTTTCTTTAACTAAGCCTTTAAATATATAATAAGGATATGTTTTTCTCTCTGAGGTCCATACAACTGATTCTATAATCATTTTATGTAAATCATGTTTCTTTCCTCTGTAATGCAATGTATATTGCGGCATACCTATTGACTTACTTTTAGCTGAGTTAAAGAAATACCAAAATCTATAAGGCGTTTCTCTCATAACGATTCTCTCCGAAGGCTGAGTTCTTGTTCTCTCATTTAAGATAGTATTAGTTAGCTACCACCTTCTTTGAGTTTACTCAGGCATTCCTGCGAAGATGTCCGTAGTGTCATCTCCTTCGTTTATTACCTTGTCGAACTCTTCATGTTCGGTTGTATCAGATACAAAGCCATTAGTACTTTCTGAGGGATGCTGTTTTCCAACAACATAATCATTATAGTATTTTTCACATGACTTTTTCCAATAATTAACATCATTTGAGCTGAATTTCTCAACTTGATTTTCGAACTCTGTTGGAGCTACGTTAGGTAAAACTCGGAAGTAATCACCTTCTTTGTATAAGAAGAGATTTAGTTGTTTGTTAGCTAATTGTCCAGGTGAATCATCTATCTGTACTAAAGATTCTCCATCTTCAGCAGAAGATACTGATTGTATACCTGCATTAGCGAATCGGAATATTCTTCCAATTGCGAACTCTTCTCCGTCCTTGCCTTTTTTTGCATATACCCTTAAATTAAGTGATTCGGGGTAGTCTTTAAACCAGATATCAAGAAATTTAGTTCCTTGCCAATCTCCATAAGCTGCCTTATGAATAGTTGCTAGATTCCATCCTTCTTGAAAGTTTCCGCCACCACCTTTCTTAATCGTTAGTGTTCTCATTTGAATCCTCCTCGTTTACTTTAGTTAAGGTTTGCAATGCGAAGGTTTTACCACTACCAGGAGAGCCGATAATAAGAATTCTACAATTCTCAAATCCTCTTTCATTAGCTGCAGCTATAACCTTGCTATAGTCTTGATCCATTTCAACTGGAAGCAAGCTAGTTCTATCTTTAGCGTGATCATACATCTCGCTTCTTTTGGTTACCCATTTAAAAACTCTTGAATTATCAGGAGCAGTTGTAGTTTTACAATAGAATACGAAATCAAACCATTTAGATATATCTTCTTTAGTAGAACCATCGATATACGGAGTTAATTTTGTTGTTCCATCATCCATTGTAGATGTTTTTGAATGGCATGTACATATTACTACTCCAGGTAATCTGCTTATAAACTCTAGAGCTACATCTAAAGTATTTTTAAGCCTTCCCCAATCTTGTAGTTTTAGTTTACCATCTTTATCAGTTAAACTTCTCATATATTTCTTAGATAGTTCACTGAAAGTATCTAATACAATAGCGTCAACAGTTGTGCCATTCTTTGGTATTACTTGACTAGAAGTTTCAGGAATTTCTAATCCACCAATTTTATGTATTACTTCTGTTTTCTTTGTTGTATAGATTTGAGCGATTGTTCTTTGAAAGTCTACCCAAGAGGTAGGACTTAAGACTGGAAAACCAAACATCTTGGAAATGTGCTCTTTACTTCCAATAGTTTGATGTCCGCGTTCTAGGTCAAACATGAGTACTTTACGCATGATTTCTCTCCTTCTTTTTTATTATATAATTAGTAACATTCGGGTCTATAATATAAGACAATTATCTATATTATACAAGTATTTATTAACATATCTGAAAGCCTCCGCTCTCTCCGACAAATGTAGCAAATCTTCTTACATTTTCTTCAGCAAAAGGATAGTTTCTTGAAAATGAATCAGGTTCTTCTTCATCTGTCAATCTTTGATATTCTTCTTCATATTCTTTAACAGTGCCATTATCCAATAATCTCACTAATCTTTTAGATATTTTTTTAGATTTTGCTTTGCTTATTACTTTCCCATCATTATAGCTTCCAGCATTCATCTCTTCTTCACTCAGAATATCACTACATTGCTGACAAACAAAGTGCCATAAAGGTCTCCACCACCATACATTGTTTCTAAAATATACACCTGGATTATCCTCTTCATATCTTTCCATACTATTCCAGTATTTCTTTCTATCTTCAGACGTTAAACCTTCTAGCAATTTATGTTGTTCTTTAAAATCTTCCAATAATTCTAATTCTGAATAAATTGGATATAAAGTTGTATCAGTTTTCTCAGTATTAATCTGAGGTTTTACTCCATAAACATCGAATCCCATATTTCTCTCCTATTCTTTTCTATATTTCATTTCTCTTCTTAGTAAAGCTTTATTACTTTGCTTTTTAATTTCATGATATTTCTTTTGAATATCCATAAAAGTATCTAAGTCTTTCATCTTCATTTGACAATCCATCACTTCTAAGAACTCCCATAATTCATCAATATATTCTACCAATGTTGCAGTAGTTCTGCTTTGTAGTATTGTTTCATCTAAGTACATTTTTTCTCCTAATTAAATTATAAGTTATTAGAGAGAATGCCTGCGTTTTGCGTATGCAGTATTGATATAATCTCATGCTTCATCGACTTATTGAGTGTCTTCTCGGGACTTACATCTCTCTAAATTATTAATAGTTGATATGCTACGGAGGACGCCGCCGAGGTAGCACTCGACCTGGACCTTTAGTTACCAGGGACATGGGGTGGAGGCGTCACGGTATCGCTGCTGTTTACGGGGTAAACTCCCTGTCTGCACGATTCGTTTGCTTGTCCTATATCAAACTATTTCAAATTTAGGGGTAGCGTTTAGGATTCTAGTAGCTGATTCTATTGGTATTGTTTGACACATCATCAGTTGCTAGCATTGGATCGATACTACCCCTCTCCTCCGCACAAAACTATCTAGCAAGAACCTTCTCCATAGTCATACTAGGGAAATGAAATGATATAAATTTATCATAAGGTTGTCTTGTTGTTAGTTTTCTCACAGTATTAGAAATAAATGAACCACTCATATTGGAACAATAGCTGGTTGCTTTTGCATTACAGGGTTCAGGATCACCAGATTCATCTGAGTACCATGTTGAATTGTATTGCGGAACTGTTGGATATTTGAGGACATATTGTTGATAATGCTCAGCACCCATTCTACCGTCTATCATTGCAAAAGGAGATAATTTCTTATCAGCACAGATTTTTTCTACAGCATTTAATCTAGCTTTCATACTATCAAAGGCTAGTATTACTATATCTTTTCTATTTTGATAAGATATTTGTTCAAACATTCCTATATTTATCTCAACGTATAAATTACCAGGAATAGATTCTAAATGTTTTTTCAAAGCTCTAACTTTAAACTCATTTACATCTTCCTTGGTATATAAAGATACGCCAAGATTTTCTATTGCTACTTTATCTAAATCATATAGATAGAAATCATCAGCCCCCATTCTACGTAATTGCATAGCAGTACAACTACCTATAGCTCCACATCCTAAGATATGAAAAGAGTGCTCATGTAAGTTATTTACTAATCCAGAGGATCTTTCGTTAAATTCCATGTAAATATCCTCCATATCCATCGTCTATATCTTCATATTCTACAAAATCATGGTCATCGTTATGTTGAATAGCATCAAATAATTCACCTTTATGCATTAGAATTATCTTATATTGAAAGCCTTCTTCATCAGCTTGAGCATTGATTTTATTGACTCTGTTTTTATATTTAGTATAACTTAATTCACCCATAATGTAATTATGGTTTAGTTCTTTAACTGAATCTACCATATTTAGATATTCTTTAATATCTTCAGGAGATTGACTTAAAGCTTGAGTTGTTGGATTATTTAACATTGGTTCATGAATTGGTTTATCCCACAGAGTAGCTTGTTGTTGATTTCCAGTTAGTTTATATCCTGTAGTTCTTGCAGTTCCCCATCCTGAATAGCCTGAGTAACCTTTATGAATTACAGTTTCTTTACTACATAGTTCTTCTACTTCTGTTTGAATAGCATCAGGTACAGTTTTACCTTCTAATCCTATTACTTCAAACTCTACGTCTTGATGAATTTCTATTGGTTTCCAAATAGATACTCTAAATTTATATTCTTGTTTTAAATTTATAACAAGAGCAAAACTTATATCTCCTTCATTAAATTCATCAATAGCTGTTAAGTCTGTTGAGCTCCAGAATGCTGCCATAGTATGATGTGAATGCCACCAACAAAATCTAAAATTCATATCTTTATATTTCATTGCTGTTTTTCCATAATACTGCGCTAATGCATCTTTGTCTAGGTCACAGTTACCTCCACTAACTTCCTGTTTAAGTATTACTGGGTCCATTAACACCCAATCACCCTTTTTAATATCTGTTTTTTCTGAATCACTTGGAGACTCAACCATAACAGCCATACCTCCTATTTCAGCTTTCCATTTATTATAAGCATGTTGAGCATAATGATGCATTTTCATCCAGTTTTTATGAGTTGTTAAGAAACGGTTCATCGTCTGGTTCCTCCCATTGTTGCATTATAGTTTCCTCTGAAACATTCTCTGCTTCAGCTTGTTCTTCTTCTGTTATTTCAGGTAGATGGTCATTCCTTCTATTGTGAGGATGGTCGTCTCTGTCATCATATGATTCAGATGTATATTCCCCATTGTCTCGCAATTCATAGTTAGGATCTTCAGCATCCGCTGCTCTTTCCATTGAAGTTCTATTAACATTAATAGGTTGTGCTGTTTGACCATTTGCTGCCATTTGTGCTAGTATTCTATCTTCTTTAGCTTTTTGTGAAGCTTTCTTTCTTTCTTCTGGGTCTTCATTAGCTAACTCACGTAAACCATCAAATACATTACTGTTTAAATAACAATTAACAAATGTATAAAGACTATCTGCTTTATCTTCATTGCTTAATCTATCATATAAACTATCCCACTCTATATGAAGGTTAATCATAGTATCGTAATATTCTCCAATAGTCTGATCGTCTAGTCCTTCATGTAGCTGGTTTTGAAAATATACTCTTATATCACTATCAGTAAATCCTTTATGAGTAAGAAAGTCTTGAAATATTTTCGATATCTCACTTTCACTATACTTTACACTTAATATTTGATATATTGTACAATTTCCTCTATTTTCGCATTTGTCGTTATCACATATTTGTTGTACATGAGAATAATCTTCTATGACAGTTCTATCATCAGCCTCTCTTAATCCACTTACTATTTGGCATCTTTCATGTCTTCCTATTACATCATACATTTCAGTAGGGAATATTGAAGGTTTGCCTACAAAAGTATCTCTTATATTATTAAGAGGATTAGTCGAAGGAACTCTATATATACTGTTCCATATATTTAGCATAGTTAATGCTTCTTCTAGTTCCAGTTTATATATATGTGTTTGTATTTGTTTACCTAAATCACCTAAACATATTTGGTTTCTTACATTATAGTTAGTCAAGATATTTTCTTCATTATTTGCATTAGTACGCTCATATGGAGACCTATATCTTCTAGATATATAAGGATGCTGTTTAAAGTATCTAGTACCAAAATAATATCCATATATGTCCATTTTATTTCCTCTGCTATAATATCCATCACGAAAGGCAGGATTGCATCCGCTAATAAAGTTGTTTAAGTGTTTAAACATATTAACAGAAAATAATAACTGCACTTTATGTCTAGGTATTTCTCCTATTAGTTGATCTTGATTAAACAATGAGAAATGTCCTTCAGGTAAATCTATAACTATATTCCATGTAAATCTTCTATACGATGGTGCCCCAGTATCTTCATTATATATTGGGTTAATAGTTACTGATACATTATCAATAGATGATATTTCATTCATTCTACTTTTTATAGAATCAAAAGCATCTTCTATTTGCTCTGTATTGTCAGTCATTACAATGTTTTGCCTAGTTAAATGATTTCTCATATCTTCTATTTTTAGTATATCTCTCTTAAAATTATTAGCACTATAGCTATAAGAGCTCATTCTGTCAAATATAGAATACATTCCGCTAGGTTTCATTTTAAATCTTAAGCCTTCATTAGCATAAGATGTCTTTATGGTATTATAAGTACCTGGAGACCAATAAAACTTTTTAGTAAGTTTTACATTAGTTCCCCATCTTGAATTGAATCGTTCTAATTCTTCTAATATTTCTGCTTGCGGTCCAAGGAATATGTTATTTGCCACCTCTTCAATATTAGGGTTGAACTCATCTATTTGCATTATTTCATTCATTTGCCCTCCAAGGTTGTATAAAAGGGAAATATATACTAATATCCTCCGACAAGATATATTCTACACCTCCCTTTTAAATGATTAAAGTTTACTATCCGATTACATAATAGACAACTGATTCTAACCCACCAGTTTTATTATTTTGGACAGCTGCTATTATTTGACCATCTGATAATTCAAAATCGTCTGTTCTAACAACTCCATCAACACTTACTGACGCACCTGAAGCTATATCAAGTTCAGTTCTTAAAGCTCCAACTGTACCTGCATTTACTTCTTGTTCTTCAAATCCACCACCTGATAGTATTCTTACTTTTTTACTTGCGTTTGCCATTTGGCTTCTCCTTATTTATCTTTATTATTATCTCGTTTTACTTCTTTCCATTTACTTTTAGGAATATATTTCCATTCATCAGAGTTAACTAAGGAATATGCTACATCGTCAGCTACTCTTTTGATCTCACCATTACTATGTTGGATACATTTCATCAGAATCTCCTCGATTTATCCATCATTCTCTTATCACTTCGATATATATCAAAGTACCCTATACGCTCTATAGGATTAGTGAACACGGTATAAAACTTAGATTTTGCTAATAATTCCATATCAGTAGATGCAGATAATAATTCTGTCAATCTAATTCCAGCTTCTTGTTTAGGAAAATCACCAGATGTTATAGTAACATGTAAAGCTCTATTATTGTTTGGTTGTGTTTCAATAAGTTGTCCATTATCTGTTAATATATTAACATGTATAGCACATACTTCATCATTA